GTACCGGCAAGGTCAGCGATAGAGAGTTCAATAGAGCTATGACGGCTGTAGCAAAATACGAGGCCGGTCTTGAGCGGCTAGTGAAGACTACAGATACGTCAACCGAAGCTGGAAAAAAGATTGTAGAAATGGCGAACAGCCAGCGTAGGGTGTTAAACGAAACGACTAATGCCACTCGCGGTATGATTGCCCGCATGAACAAGCTAGGCAAAGAAAGCGAACAATTAGAGGAAAAACAAAAATCCCTCGGCACCGAAACGAAACAAGACACAAACCTATTTGGGCGACTATCAGAACGATTAAGAAAACTATTTGGTATCTTTTCTTCCGGTAGCGGTGATATTGACAAAACAAAACAGGCTCTTAGCCAAACAACCCAAACTGTAGGAACATTAAACAAATCCCTCGATGTTCTTAAGGGCGCGTTTCTTGGCGCATTTGGTGGAACTCTACTGGCAAATATTACAGATGTGCGCGGCGCAATATCTGGATTGACTGGCGGTATCGCTGCTGAGATTAAATCTGTAGACCTTAAACTGCAAGCCGCCTTTCAGTTCACAGAGGGCGGTGATATTGTTAAAGGTGTTTTTGGTGATAACTTTGGCCGAGATATTACAGATGTCGGGGATGCTGTTAATATTGCCGTTTCAAGATTTCAACGACTTGGGATAACCTCAAATGAAGTTATCCAAGACGCAGTAGAAGATGCGTTTAGACTAAGAGACGCTTATAACATTGACGTACAAGACAGTTTCGATGCAGTGCAAGTTCTTATCAAGAACTTCGGTTTAACATCCGCCGAGTCCTTTGATTTTATTGCGGGATTATCCCAGAGGGGTGTAATTGGGCCAGATGTCCTAGACTCTATTACTGAGTATTCTGTACAAATTGCAAACGCCGGTGGCAATGCAGAAACGCTATTCAACCTGCTAGAAACTGGCTTTCAAGGTTCCGGGACGCTAGGTACAGACAAAGCCATCGACCTATTCAAAGAATTTCGGGTAAGAATACTTGATGGTACAGATACAACGAAGCAGGGGTTAAAGCAACTTGGTATCGCCTCAGATGATTTACTTGCTAAATTATCTGACGGGACAGTTGGAGTTGCTGATGCCTTTGAGTTTGTCGTCGAGCAAATAAGACAAGCCAATGGGAATATGACTAAACAGCAAGCCGGTGTAGCCCTGATGGGGACTATGTATGAAGACTTGGGCGGCAAGGCAGTTGAGGCTCTAAGTACAACCGGCGTAGCCATGAGTGACTTGACTGGCGCAACCGAACAAGCCAATATTATGTACACAGACTTTGCCTCAATGATGTCTCAGGCAATGAGAAATATCAAACTTGCATTTCTCCCGGTACAAGAGTCACTCTTAGCGCTTGGTAATAGAATATTCCCGCTGTTCCAATCCGCGCTTGATAAAATATCTCCGATAATAGATTGGTTGTCAGGAAAGCTAGAATCTCTATCAGACGCTATTACGCAAGGAGATTGGGAGGGCGCAATCAATTGGGTTCATGGACTGATTGCAAGTATGGTTGAAGGTGTTTCAGAATACCTCAACTCCCTAGTCGAGCAAGGTTTCGATTGGGGCGCTGGTTTTATGTCTCAAGTGGCGGAAGGCATTTACAGCGTAATAGGCCAAATTATTGACGCCGTTATCGAAGTTGGAAATGCAATAGCAGACTACCTAATGCCGGGTTCACCTCCGAAAAAAGGGCCACTCTCAAACATAGACGAGTGGGGTAATGGGCTGGTTGACACCTTTGGCGGCAGTTGGGAATCTGCTGACTTCTCATTTGTCGAAAAGGCGCTATCACCAATTCAAGACTACTTTGCTGAGGAATTTGGCAAAGGTGGTTTCCAGATGTTCTCTGACGTTAGAGACAATTTCGTTGAAATCGTCGAGGAGCTTAACCGTACTGGTAAAATAGACGAAACTGCATTTCAGGGAGTTACTGACAGTCTTGGTGAAGGTAATGACGCTCTTAAAAAATTCTTACGCTTGCAACTTGAAAATAAAAAAGCAATGGCAGATGTTTCAAGAATAGAAGAAGAAATATCTGCTGCCGAAAAAGCTGGCTTTGTACCAAAAGAATTGCGAGACAAACTAAGAAATGCAAAGAAGCAAGTTGCTGCTACAAAAGAGCAAGTTAGCTGGCAAGAGAAGTTCTTGGACTTCCAGAATTTATCAGAAGATTCGTTTGGAAGAACAGCAAGGGCAGCAGCCAGTGTCGGGGCCGCTGGAGCTAAAGGTGCAGCGAGGGCAACTAAAGCGATCAAAGGGGCTGTAAATAGACAGCTTGAATTTATCAACAGTGGCTATGCAAGAGAACTTGCTATGCTTGATGACAAACTGAGTAAAGGTGAAATTTCTCAGAAAGAATACACAAAAGAACTAATCCGCCTGGAAACAAAGTACCTTGACGCATCTCGAAGGTCTGGTGTACTCGCGGGTATAGATGAACATTCCGCAAAGCTAGTCCAACTAAAAAAAGATTTAGACGAACTTGGTGGCGCTGGCGCGAGAAAAACAAAAGGTTTCACAGAAGGAACAACGATAATCGACGACTTTCTTGGCGTAAGCGGTGATGGTAAGGGCTTGGCAGAGGAAACCACTAGAAGAATAGGTGGTTTGGCAGAAGAAGCCGGAACAATTGTCGTTGAGAAATTCGGAGAAGGGGCAAAGAAGAAAATCAGTGCTGCCCTGTCTAGCATTGGGGACACCATACGAACCGCACTCAGCGGTCTATTTGGTAAAACTAGAAAATGGGTAGCCGAAAACGTTACCAGTGAAAACTTTGGTATTTTGTCAATTATACTTGGTGGCATCGTAAGCTTTACAACTTCGCCTATCACAAGCCGCATTGCCGCAATCTTCGCCAAGGTTGCAACATTTCTACAAGGAAGCGGAGGCTTCGGAAAACTACTCAAAACGGTGGCTAAAGTTGGGTTCAAATTTGGCATCATTGGCGCAATCATCATTGGCGTTATCCAGAATTGGGACACTGTTGTTGAAATATCCAAAGACGTTTGGCAAGGTTTCATGGATGGCTTTGGTGAATTTTTCAAAAGCGTGTCGGAAATATTTACCAAGCTAAAGAACAACCAAGAATTTCAGTTTGCAATGGATAATTTCAAAGTTGCCTTCGGAACATTACTTACAATAATACTTCAAGTTGGCGGGATGATAAAAAAGTTCCCAAAACTACTCGCCACCTACTTGATTCTACCGATAGGCTCGTTTGTCAACAATATCCTTGAACGATGGAAGGAATTGTCTGGCGGAACAGAGGGGCTTGTCAAGAAACTAAGTAGCTTGCTTCTTAGTCTTTCCGGCGTTTTTGGCGAAATTGTTGCTGCAATCTCAGATATTTTTGCCTCTATATTGCTAGGGGACACGAGCGCAATTGGAGACAGGTTCGGTAAACTGCTTACTGATTTACAAAAGTGGGACTTAGGTGGCGCAATCGCTAACTTGTTTGCGCCACTTGGTAAGGCTATAGCGACTGCGCTCAGTGACGCCTTTCGTTCTGGATTGGAGCAAGCAGGACTAACACAGGCTTTTGCAGATTTCATGGGAGAAGGTAGACTTGGCGGAGAAGTCGCGCTGTTGTTCAAAACAATTTCGGAAAACATCAAGCCCGTCGCGGCTGTTATCGGGGTTGTACTTTTGAAAGTAACGCCATTATTGCCAATGCTCGGTAAGCTGGCTGTATTTTTAGGCAAAGTATCTCTGGTTATAACTGTAGTAGTAACAGCCGTCAAACACTTTAATGAATTATGGCCGTATCTCGAAGGTGTGTTAGCCGGAATAGTTCGTGGGTTTACGGGTGTTGTTGAAGCTGTCAGCGGGTTTGTAAAATTATTCAGTGCAGACACATTCGACGAAGGTTTTCAACAAATAAACAGCGGTTTTACAGACTTATTTGCCGGTATACTTCAAATTGTAATTGATGCCGGTTCTGGTATTGCCACGTTCTTACTAGCAATGGGAGAAGATATACTCAGCGGAATCGCCGATATTCTTAGAGTGTTTGGGCAAGATGCAATCGCTGACCAGTTTGACGCAGCAGCAGTTAAGGTGGGAGAGGCAATTGATTGGATACGAGAAAAAGTTGATGAAGCAAAAGCTATTTTGCACGGCTTAGTTGGTCAACTCAAAACTATATGGGAGTTAATTGGCGGCGATGTAGGAAAAGCATGGGGGGTATTCCTTGACGTAATCGTTGGCGTTGCAGAAGAAATTTGGAGTAAGGTCGTTGGATGGTTTACGAAGCTATGGGATGATTTAGTTGGACACTCTATTATTACCGACATCAAGGACGATGCTATTCAAATCATTACAAACATGAAGGATAATTTACTCGAAGTAGTAGCCACCCTTGCTCTTGACTTTATCGAATACATTCAAGGTATTCCAGACGAAATAAAAAGAAAAGCGTATCTGTTTGACGTTGCGATAAAAACCATTTGGAACAAAATTAAAGAAGTAGTTTCAACTTGGCCCCAAAAGTTCAAGGACTACGCCTCTGATATGATAGATGATTTCGTCCAGGGTGTTAAGGATAGACTGGGCGACATTAGCAACGCTATGGGCTGGATAAAATCATACCTGCCCGGCAGTTTAGCAGAAAAAGGGCCGCTATCAGTTGCGCCAGACTGGGAGCCAATCGTCATCGGTAATCTCGAAGAAGTTGCTAGAAGTGTTGGACCGAAGCTGGCCGAAACATTCGCTCCGCTACCGGCCCAAATGAGCGCAATTGGGCAAGAAGGCGGCAACAAAATGCGAACCGCCATCGCCAACGAAATTGCAAATATCCCGCCAATAGCTGTGCAAATGGAGGAAATAAAGGGTAGTGGATGGTTTGGTTCTGGCTTGACGGATGCAGAAAAAGAGTTTAATACCTCACTTGAGCGTATAAAATCGCAAACCCAAGATGCAATAGATATGTTTACTGAGGCCCCGGACAAGGCGATGATAGCGCTTGGACTAACATCTGCCGAGGCAAGTGGGCAATTCGACCAATTCTTTGCAGAAAACAAAAACGCAATGGATGAAATCCTAAATGGAACATTCCAAGGCGCGATACCGAGAGAGCTTCTTTCTTACATAGAAACAATGACGCCAAAGATGACAGAGTTCTTCAATGCAACTGCTGTTAGTGGCGAAGATGCAGCCGCGAGAATTGAAGCCAACTCTATAGCCATGCAAGCTGCAATAGACGGCACAACTGGCAGCGTTGATAGATTTTTTGAAGCATCGAATAACCTCAGCGAAGGCGGGGGGTTACAAGAGGGCGCTGGCATTGTAGCTGGCTTCGCGGGCGTGTCAGAAGTTCTCAATACCGACATCATTGCCCCACTGGAAGGTATTCCTTCGTGGATAGCTTCAACCTTAACACCTAGCTTGAATACGGAAAGTCTTGCCGCAGGAGAAGCTGTTTCCGCACCAATGAAACAGGCCGCACTCGACACCGAAACAGCAATGCAAACGATGAGCGACAATCTTGTTGGTCATTCGATTATCCCAGATATGAACACCGCAATTACGACAGAGTTCAATGTGATGTCAGCGAATATTGAGACTAGATTGTCAACAATGACTGCTACAGTTAGCGAAACCTTCACGCTACTAAACACATACATCCAAGCCGTTGTTGAGCATTTCAAGGCAATGATGGAGTCAATTGACGATGTTGAAACGGCAATAAGAAACCTTATCTCCTCGATTGAAGCCCTAATGGAACTAGACCTGTCAAATGTTATATCTTGGATGGGTACTATGGCTGACAAAATGAGTAGTACGGCAAGTGACGCAAAGAAACTAAAGAAGTATCTCGAAGCAGCACTAAAAGCTGCTAAGGGTATTGGCGATACGCTTGGTGGAAATGTTGGCCCCTCCGGTGGCGGCGCTGACGGCGCACTTGCGTCTGGCGCTTGGAAAATACCATTTGACGGCTACAGGGCCATACTCCACAAAGATGAAACAGTTCTTCCCTCAAATGTAGCCAGTCATTTTAGAAACCTAATGATGTCACTCGACAAGGTTGGAATTGGCTCAAGGTATATTGGTATGCCGTCTCAAGGTAGTAACGCTGGTTCGGTTGGCAGCGGTGTTGTAATTGGAAGCGTCACTATGCAATTCCCGAATGTAACAAGCCCCAACGACGCTAGAGGCATAGAAGACGCAATCAACGCAGTCATAGCTCGCTCAAGAGCCGCTGCTGTAATCGGAGGTTAGAAATGGCAGGGTTATTCAAAATTCATCCAGAGAATGGCAGCACCATTACCTGCTCGCTTACCAATGACGATAACGAAACTTACATTATTTCCACCTACGACTTCAAAGAGGCAGAGAGAGAAAAGGTATTGTACTCAGAGGGGTTATCCGGCGGAAAAGTAAACGGCATAGACTACGGAGATGTAGAGATAGACTTACGCATCATCATCGCCGGTGACACATGGGAAGAAATTGCTGCGGCGCAAAGAACCCTGTCGCGAGCTTTTAGGGACAAAGATGGGGGATATATCGAGTTTAGACCCGCCGAATTTGATAGTTCCGTAATGTCAACTTGGTATCGTTACCTTCGTTCTAGCCCCCCGAAATCTACTGGAAAAAACAACAAGCCTGTTGTCTCTAATTACAAGCTGGCTCAACTTTTCGAGTACAAGGTAATGATTAAGGCTTGGGCAACAAGCGATCCAGACTCATTAACTCATCTTGGGCAAACTGTCCAAACATCAATAACGGACTCTCTCGGTATATCATCCTCGTCTCTTAAGGGCGATATTTCACTATTGCATGCAAAAATAACATGCCACACAGCTACAGCAATCGGGGCTAACTCGTCGAACAACGTTATTATCGCTGTGTCTGAGGTTGATAACTACACCGACCCAGTACCGGGGCTAGTTGAGGCAGAAGATGGAACACCTCAAACTGGATACCAATGTGGGACTTGGAGTATTGTGTCTAATAGCTCGTTCTCTGGTGGGCAATATTACGAGCTAACTAACCCAGATAATACTAACAGTATCGCATTTGATATATTCAACGATATGAACATCTCAAGTACGCATTTTGGAATGTTCAATGTGCTATTTGGGTATAATATCAACAGCAGTGGCGGAACTTGGAGTACAAGCATTAGAATAAGTGCGTGGTCTGATGAGTCTATAGATATTACACAAAGCGATTCTATCCTTGCAGTGAATTACGATTTTCACTCTGTAGCACTGCCACCATTTTCCGCAAAAGAAGAAATGATTAACAATGACACAATGTCTGTCAATGTTTACTTTGACCTGACAGGCGGAACACCATCCACAGCAGAAATAGACTTTGACTTTCTATGGTTTATCCCTCAAGACTCCATTGTAGCGCACATTAGCACATACACGGTAACAGATTTCGGGTACAACAGCGATTATCACAGATACCTGATAGTGTCTGCTGTTGATGGAAGTGCGTATATAACGACAGATAGAGTAGGTGGAGTTGATATTACAGAACGAATAGAAGGCGGAGTGAGTTGGAAGAAGGGCACTCCACCGGAAAGTTTTATTATTGACTCTGACAAAAACTACAACGTAGCAATTTTACCGCTAGAGGGTACTGAAAATCAGTATACAGAAGGTACAACTTTATTAACATTTGATATGTATTGCACGTTCGGAACTATCTACCCATTTGAGGTAGCGTAAATGCTACACATTGAATCATACGACGATAGAGATAATCAAGTAGTTATCACCGACGCCCTCGGTATCCAATTTTCCAATCACTACGGAGAAGAAGGCGGAGGCTTTGGCTATCTCAAGTTTTATGTTGAAAGAGAAATTGGGCATAGTTATCCAGAGTTCAATTTTGGATGCAAGCTTATTATTCGCAAAAGTCTTAGCACTTACCTCTTTGTGGGTCAAATCCGCCAAGTTGAAGAAACATCTTCGCCGTCTGGTGACAAAATCTCAGTAACCGCCATTGGCTTTGGCGTTATCGCGGGCGATGATGAGCTTTACCGACATTTCTGCGATAAACGCCTGAATATGTGGAATACTCCATCGGAAGTCCCAAGGGGGCTGTACCGCCCAGACCAATTTGGCACTGGTTCAAACGCTATCGGTTTATTTATGCACGCTTCAACAGAGGAAGCAGATGTAAATGCCTACACCGAGCTTGAGTACGAATTTAAGGGGGAGCTTTACGATGGAAGCGCAGAAACCGCGCAGCGTATCAAGCTAGACTTGTCAATGTCACTCGGCGGCGGCGTTATCTTTGATGGACAAGTTGACTCGATTGACGATGGCAATGGGTACGTTTACTACAAGAATGAATCTGGCGTAAGTAACGTTGCCAACACTATGATTTTGTATAACACTACGCAAAACGCAAGTGTAACAATCACAGACGCAAGTGCACCATCCAGTGGGTTTACGGTTGACGGCAACATATCGAGTTGGGCATCAGACGACGAGATTACTGTTTATGGGCCTCCATTTTCAGCACAAATCTCAAGCGTTTCTGGCGCAGTTATTACTTACACAAGTGACTTGGGAGAAAGCACGCTCGCGGCAGGACAAATGTTGGTCAACACCTCCCAAAAAGCCGTAGCCACAATTCAATCAAATGACACTAGCCTAGATACTATTACCGTTGACGATGAAAACGACATTACCGGATGGGCAATCAACGATGAAATTTCCACCGGATACCCAATGTTCTCCGCGTTGATAAACGGAACACCGAGCGGTACAACAATAACCTACGATAATGACATTGGAGAGAGGGTTGTTTCTCAATCTACCGGGTGGGTTCTCTACAATGTAACCCAAGACGATTACGCAACAGTGTCCAGTTGGACTATCGCAAGTAAGCAGGTTGACGTAACTGCGTCCGGTGATATTTCCGCGTGGGTAGATAATGACGAGCTTGCAATTTACGCAGCTTACGCATTTTCGATTACAGACGATAACGACGCTACTATTTGGCCCACCGATTGGAGAGCAGGGGCAATAGCGCAAAATCGAACTGCTATCAATGAAACAACAAGTGGCAGCCCAACCAAGTTTAGGCTGGTATTTAAGTCATATCTTGGTGGAACGGGTCTTGAGACAATGTTCGCACAATTGTCAAACGTAAGAGTCTATTCAACTACGGACAGTATAACAGTTTCGACACTTGCAGAATACGTCGTTGAGCAACTAAGTCAGTCAGGTCATAACCTGAGCAACAGCACCGCAAATATCGAAACAATATCCTACGAGATAGAGCCAATGGTTTACGAGTTTGAGACACCAAAAGACGCTCTATCTAAAGCGTGCGCGTTTGGAGACGGGAGCTACAATAAACTAGCTTGGGGCGTCAAAACAGATGACAGCCAAACAATGTACTTGGAAACACAAGACCCTGACACTGTAGTTTATCAAATTCGCCGTACCGCACCAGTTGAAGCATCAACAGGCGGTGATATGCAAGAAGCTCACCAAAAGGTTCGCGGTAAGTATGTAAACAAACTCGGCGAGGAAACTCTCACCGATTGGTTTAGCGATACCGATGCTTACTTCAATGGATACTACCGAGCAATAACAATTCAGCTTGACAATGTTGATACAGAAGACGAGGCTGAGTATCTTGTGCAAAAATGGCTCGGTGAAAACAAGTATGCTCGCATGGGCTCTCAATACTCAGCGCAAGATGGTTCGATATTCACACCAAGCGGAGTTGAAGTTCCGTTTGATGAAGTTAAAGCTACAGGACAGGCAATTGAGATTGAAGATTGGAGAGCGGTTCAATCGGGAGCAAGTGGCACAGACTTGGGCTCATATTGGGCGAGAGAGCAACTTGTAGCAGTTGAAGTTGACTACGATGCAAAAACTGTTAAGCTAACACCGGGTTCTGCAAAAAAAACCTTTGAAGTTTACATGCAGAACTTGGCGAGATTGGCGGAGTTATAGATGACACTAACAAACGCGCAAATTCAAAGAAAATTCAAACAGATAGACCTCGAAATCGACAGGCTAAAAGCTGTTCGCCGCAACCTCGAAGACAGAATAAATTACACGTCCGGGTTAGCAACCCCGGTCAGTGTAAACCGCGCACCAACAACATCACATGACAGCTTAAGTGGTGTTACCCCATCACAACACCATGCACCCGTAACAGTAAGTGATACATCAAGCATTGATTTATCACTGTCAGGGCAGGATGTATCTGGTGTTGTTTTACCTGCCGGGGTTGACCATGATGCCCTATTGAACTTTGTCGCAAACGAGCATATAGACCACACAACAGTCTCATTTACTGCCGGGAACGGACTTGATGGCGGAGGGAACATAGCTACAGGCGGAACTTTTGATATTGATGTCACTGACTTCCTCGGCTACGGGCTAACTGAAACCAGTAACAATATTGACCTCGACTTAACAATAACCCCAACTTGGACTGGCTCTCATACATTTCAATCAGACATACAACTTGACGCCGACCTTGATTTTGTCGGAGCGCAAAGTATCACAACTACAGCAGGTGATTTAACTATTACCCCAACCGCAGACCTGCTCCTAAATCCTCAAGGCGATGATGTTGTATTCTCAAATTGGGCAGCCAGTAAGTCTCTCTCGTCAGATGATTATGTGTCACAAACTACAGGATGGGGCATTTCTTATGGCTCAAGCGGAGGACACGCCGACTTTCGCTCGATGTACGCAGACGAGATGCACGTTCAGTCGTTTACCGCTGATGTAAACGCAGCTTTGGCCGGGGGACTAACCATTACCAAGTCAAGAGCGCGATTAAGTAGGGTCTTTACAATCCCGAATACGGGAAGTACGGCAACGCTATACATCGAAGACTTGGAAGGATGGGACAACACAGCCGTTTTCGTAGCGAATGATTATGTGAAACTGCAAGTTATAGACACGTCTGGCGGAGGACTGGTTGTATCCAATGTGTACGGACAAGTTACAAGCTACTCAGACCTAAGTGGCGGCGAACAATCTTGGACATTCACAACAACGACAACTGGATACAGTAGCGCAGAAACCGTGAACGCTGGGTCTATTGCAATGTCTTATGGACAGACAGGATCAGGCTCGACAGGCGTGTGGGAAGCCACTGTACTTGATGCAGCGGGTGCGCCGTACTCTCAAGTGCAAACTTGGGATACAGTCACAGGAGGGGAACCGAGCAATTTTACTACACACGTAAGACTTGGAAATCTCGATGGAATTAGCGGAGTTGGCTTAGAGTACGGATTATGGGCGGGGCAAGATACAACAAGTAAATACCTGCTGCTATCTGATACGAATTTCGAGGTTCACGGTTTAGACTTGAGTATGTACGATGGCGCAACACAAACCGTATCAATTGGCGCAGATGGAAATTCTTGGTGGGGCGAAGATAGCACTAACAAAACGTTCCAATTAACTACTACCGGAACGGACGTAGGTGATGTTGAAATTGGAGACTACTCTAATAGTCACGGGCTACTATATGACCATTCGGCTGACCAACTGCTAATAAGCGGAGGAATTATTAGTGGGAACGGGATTGGATTTGTTGCGACAGACGTTAGCTTGTACACACCGTTTAATTCGCGGGGATACCAAGTAAATACCAACGGACATCTAGGGCAAAAACCAACCACAGAAACAGCAGTAAATGGCCCATCAATAGAGTCCCCATTCAATCTAGGCTCTCTAAGAGTAAGCCAAGCGGCAACAAACTACATCACCAACCCTGTATTTGAATCTAACACTACGGGTTGGACTGGCTACGGAGGGAACACAAACTATACGCGCAGTAGCGATCAATCGTTACACGCTGGATATAGTTGCAAAATAACAGCAACGGGTAGCGGATACTCAGGTATTCAAGGGGATTTCGCTAGTGGAACAGCATTGACCGGCGATGTATCACTATCGCTGCGTTATTTCATTCTATCACAAACTAATACCATTCAATTTTTACTTAGAATTTATTATACTGATGCTACTAATGATTCGATTGGGGAAAATGTCTACATAGGTACAAGTCTAAACGAATGGCATAAATTGCAATTGTCATTAGAGATAAACCCATTAAAAACGCTAAGTTATATTAGGGTCTATGCCGCTTACGGTAGTAATGTAACACATACGGTTTATCTGGATGATATTCAAATAACAAACCTTGACCACCACATACCTTTTTTCTACTACGCGATGAACGGAGCAACTGGAAGTGATGGGTCGACATCTGCAATTTCTGCCACCGATTTGCGTTATGCTTGGTCTCCAAACGACGATGAACTTACCATAATGATGTGGGCGTACCTAGAGGATAACTACAGCTATGGGTATTTATTTGATGGGGGAAACGCAACGACCGATTTTGACTTCTTCTATCGCTCAGACGGCACTGGCGCGGCAAGGATTGACGGGAATAGTATTGCCTTTAGCGCCGCACAGCTACCACAACAAACATGGCTGCATATTACCGTAACACTTAATAACGGCACAGCAACTTTATATATAAACGACGTGAGTATCGGAACAACCACTTACACATCAGTAGACTTTTTAAGTACAATCAAATTTGTTGGTTCATGGAATGGCTATATTTCTAATTTTACTATAACAAAGCGTGCATACGCAGCAGACGAAATAGCAGCAATCTACGCAAGCGATGCTCCAATTACCGTAAGAAATTCAACTCACGAGTTTATGGCAGTTGGGGAAGATAACGCTAAAGTTTGGCTGAACGAAAATGGGTTATTTGCAACTGACAATGACAGCAACCCTAGCTTTGCCTTAATAAACGCAGATGGCGTTTCTTGGAACAGCGAGACATTAAACACCCGTGATGTTCTCCTTGGGGATAATTCCGCTAGTAAAGCAAATATCTTATTCGATGCCTCTGAGGGGAAATTGAACTTTCGTGGTGGAACTACTACGCAGGCTTATATTGATACAGATGGAAGTTTTGTTACTGGCGGCGGAGACGTAACATTAAACACAAACGGATTACGCTTTGCCACAGCAAGTACATACGAAGACACAAAATCAATTCAGTGGTATGATGAAACAAACAGTGGCTATTTAGCACAAATAAATGCTGTTGGTCAAAGAGCGTCTGGAATGTTTCCAAACGTAATGTATTTCAAAATACACGACCCAATATCTTCAACTTATGTAACCCCACTCGAACTACAAAGTAAAAACACTGTCGTTAATTACAACTTAGACGTAAGTAGTAGAACAAAAACAGCTACGTTAAATATATCAGCTATCCCAACATCTTCTTCTGGATTGTCCTCCGGTGACGTTTGGAGCGATAGTGGTACTCTAAAAATAGTTTAAGGAGTAGGTATCGGAGAACAACCAACAGGGGGGAGGAAAGCAGTTCCCGTCATTGGACGACTCATCCAATAATCCCAATCGCAGTCCGGTTGACTCTGGTGGTCATCAAAAACTATAGGCATAAATATAGTATATTGCCCACTTGCGCTTGAACCTAAATTAAACCCAATAGCAATAACAACGAGCAGTGCGATTAACAGTACAACGGCAAACATCAAACTACTTTTCCAAGACATAGCAACTCCTTTACATATAGTGTAACAACAAGGAAAACGTAATGAAAGACAAAATCGAAAAAGAAATCCTATCACTGGAAGCAAAAATGCAACAAGCAACCACACAAGCGAAAGAGCTTGTTAAAATGCGTGATGAAGCCAATACTGCGTTAAGCAGCAATATACGCTTACAAATAGCAGTAAACGCACAAATTGTCAAATTAAGGGAGCTTCTCGATAGTGGAGACTGAGGTTTTCGGACTAGGCTCAAGGCTCATAGACGTATACGGAGCGCTGATACTTAACAATATCACACTATTTATTGCAGTGTGGTTTTTGTGGCGTCAACATAAAGATGACATCGAAAGAGTTGAGCAAATGACAGAGAAGTACCATTTGCAAGCGGCAGAGCTAACTCGCTTGCAAGAAAAGCTACACGCGACACTAGAGAGTATTATAAAATCAATCTCACTAGAGGAAGTTGTAAAAGACACAATTCATAGCGAGCTAAGAAAACAATGATACTTAAGTTTCTCAGGAAAAAAAAATCCATAGAGCAGAAACCCAAAAAAGCTCGTCGGGACAAGAAGCAAGAAAGGCACATTGTCCTTATTCGTGAAAATAAAACTCTTATCAACGAAATAAACATTAGACTCAGACAGGTGGCAAGATGATAGTACAAATTTCTGGTATGATTTGCGCTATTGCAAATTTGCTGGTACTTATTTTTTTAACAATTTGGATAGTCAACTTAGGTAAAAGCGTCCTTTCTGGCGCAAACGGATTAACCGGAATTATTATGATGATTTTAGCGACACTTGGAATACAATCACTATCTGGTATAGCTCTTGGAATCACCATTGCCATGTTCACACCACTACGTAATAGCGTAACCGTGTCCATGCACAAAACAGCAATATCCACACTAGCTGCGTGGTTGACCGCAAGTGCAATTATCAGCTTGGCGATTATTATTAAATCTCATATCTATCTCAAGGGAGAAAAAGATAATGAAGAATAAAGGCGATATAGTTTCGCGCGTTGGACACGCATTAGTACACTCAGTACGTCAACAAAAGCTGGCGTTTGAGGAACGCGCAGAAATAGCCGAACAGCTCGAAGTTGCCCTTGAGCGCTACAAGATTATTGTAAAAGACCAGTTATCTCTATTGGAGATGCTAGAGGCGATTTCGGGTAGAGAAAAAGAAGCACATGCTATAGATGAGGATAATTTAATCGCGCTTGTAAACAGTGTCACCATCGGAAGAAACCTTGACGTGTTCTTGCAAGTTGATTTACCAACGATAGAGCGCTTCCTGAATAACGTTGACGACGCGGTTCTCAGAACAGCTATTGGCAACTTGCCAGAAGATAGACAAGAGAAGCTTTTTCCGTCGTCACGGTAAGTTGACCTCCCCCGCTCTCCACACGAGGGAGGCTAAAACTACGACTAACTAGCAAAATCCATCACCGCAACCTCATTGGCTGTCGTATCGAGGACTTCATGCGCCACACCATCAACTACCATCGCCTTGTTACGCAAATAGGTAGCAATTGCTTGCTGAATGGAATCCTCCGGTGATAAGTACAGGGCCTCAATATCAATCCCATCCCCAACAGCACGAAGGGTATCAAGTGACACATTCCATAGATTTGCCTCAAGCCCAGTTCTTCGCGCCCATCTTGTGTCACTTCTTCCGTGACTTAGCTGCTGGCTACCCCACGTTACAGCTTGTACAACCTCATACATATTTCTGTTTTCGAGATTGCCAACCAGGTAGTCTCTTGCTTCGATTGCCGCTTTGTTTGGTAAAGCTAAGTCCTCAATGAGCTTCTCAAGCATCTTGTTTGGATACCGAACACTCACATCCATCATGTTAGCAAGGCTGTCCTTCATACGCCCAATCGCACCGCCCAAGCTATCAAAAGCCTTTCCAATTGTACCGCCTAAGTCATCTCCGTTCCCGAGCCGATGTTCTGCGGAAACAATGGTCTCTCCAATTTGGTAATTAAAGCAAGCTAGCCGTTGCACAGCAGCCTGCACGGTAAAACTTCCTTCACCTCCCTCGTTGTTCGAGATAACAATTGAGCCATAGTACGGGTCATTGTCGCTCAGATTAAAGCTCCACGCATTTGGCGCAACTAACCGCATGTGCATCCTGCGGTTATCATTTGATAAGAAAAACTTCTCAACCAGCAAATCGTCAATACCGGGAATATCCCCGTTGAGTTGCAAGCGTATCATTGCCTCGGCCACGTCAAAGTTGTCGATAACCGAGTAATCCGCGCTGAACACATTGGTTATAGTATTGTCTCGCAAACGCAAGAGAACTTCTTTATCACTCCCCAGATTTTCGAGTAAGCCCCTTCGTAAATCAAGCGTGAGCGCCGGATGAGAGAACGCCTTCCAAGGAAAGCCACCGCGCTCATGTACAAGCGCCTTCATTGCTGCGTCCGGTAATCCAATCTCGCTTCCGTTCACTTTGGTCGCAGTTAAATTACTGTTCAATCCAGACATGAGTAGCGAGAGCGTCGTAACGAGTTGATCGTCCTTCCCTTTTTGTACAACTTCATTTCCCACAGTAAAAAATCGTTTCATCTGAATAGTTGGCGTGTTCATTCTTTCTCCTTTCTCTTGTTGTCTTTCTTTTTGGCATCGCGAGCGGCGAGCCAAGCTAAACCTAGAATTGCCATTGTCCCTAAGCAAAATCCAGAGGCAAACGAGACATAAATGTAAGGTATCTCAAGCATTATTCACTCCTAATCTCATTTCGAGGTCACGCATCGCTGCGTCCGGCAATCCCATATCAGACGCATGTTTAACCTTCCCAATTGCTGTTTCTTCTACAAACACAGGCACTACACCTCCCTTTACTGATTGTTTGAACTCCCATTCACCAACAATCTCAACTGGCATAGGGTACGGCTCGCTCACAAACTTCTGAGCTTTTGTCGAAAGCTCCTCTGCTTCTGGGCCGAGCGGTGCGTCGTCAATTACTGCTGCCATCTGCTCTACAAGTTGAGTTGCTTGCAAAACAACCCTTGACGCTTCCGCTAATTTCAAGTTCAATTCATAGTTCTCCTCCATTGTATCTTGCGTAGCAGATGACCTTTGCGTGTCTGGCAATCCAAGTCTTTCTTTTATCTCTCGACGAAACCTCGCCGGTGTCCACAGCCCTTCATCGCTATGAGCGGAGTCCGCACATGCCTGTAGCAGTTCATCCTCAACTTCCCTCGGTACTCGCTGGTCGCACACAGCTATCAAATGCCCATCTGTCAGGCCGGGCGGAACACGTTCAACAGGAATACGATTTGCAATTGATTTCAGGTTGGCTAATGTTGACGGCGAATAACCGGAAATTGCAGCCACCTGATTATATGTATCGCCGTACTTCTTTGGGATTGAAACCAAGAGATAACCCCAAGCCAAGCGTGTTGTATGGCGCACGTTTCTCAGGAAGTGCGCCATTTCAAGATAAGCCTCCTTTGTTGGCTGAGATGTTATCTTTAGCCCTTGACCAGAAATCATCTCAAAGTAAGTGTCCATTGTCGACTTTGTTGTTAGTGTGTCTACCATTCAAGCATCTCTCCTAGCGCAGTAGCCTCGACTGCCTTCTTCTTATTTGGCTCGCTCTGCTTATCTTGTGACAAGAACCAACACAAGTTCGCGGCCTCGACAGGCGTAAGCGCTTTAAGTTCTTTGCCATACAACGCAGTAGACACCTCGGCTGGCTTTTTAAAATCAAGCTCAATCAGCATTTTAAGCACGCTGTCTATTGGCTTATCTTTCACGAGTTGCAAGAACACGCCACGACCTAGTGGGTAGTAATTCATTTTCCAACCGCCAACCTTTAGGGCTAAGGCACGCTCGTCTTTTGTTAAATATGATAACTCAAGGTCATTCATAATTGTCAGGATTTCTTCGTAATCACCAAAGAGGTCTGACGCCGATATTCTCTCCTTTAGCCATTTCATAAATGCTCCCTTGTTGTCATACTCAACACCGGAAGCTTCAATGGCGCTGTCAAGCTTATCATACTTCTCGTCAACGACAGTTGCTTCGCTGTCAACAACGTTACCCTCGTAAGTGTCTGCATCTACAATAGCAACATTGTGACCAGCAATACTTATGTCGTCGAGGGAGTACGCTTTGCGAATAGCGTCCTTGACCGCGTTCTTGTAAGCGCCCCATGCAGGCGACTTACTTTTTGCGATATTACTTGCTCCTTTCTGCCACACCCCAAGACCCCATGTTGGTTCATACTCAATACCGGCTGCCTCTGCCGCAACCTTATCTTCGATAACATACAATGGTACTTTAATAGCAATAACATCTTTGGGGTCAAACTCTCCCTTGCCGTTGCACACCCAACAGGATTTTTTGTTAATTCCAATTGTGCCAATACCGCCGCACAATGAGCAGTAGTGAGCTTTATCTTGGATAATCTCCGCCTCGCTCAAAATTACTCTCTTGCCAAGAACATGTCTTTGTCCAAGTTTTACATCCTGCTGTCTGGCAATTTTGATATAACCCTTGTATCCAATTGGAGCAGCCCATTTTCCATTACCTAAGTCCATAATATAGACTTCACCAACAAAAGCGTTAAGACCCCAATTTACTTTGAAATCCGCCAAAATCATCGCGGCAGCATCTCGCTGCACCGGGTCTGTTATCTTGGCCGGAACAATCATCGCCTTAAGCATATTATTCTTTTCTTCCAAAATACGCTCTTGGGTGAACAATGCCAACTTTCTTTCATCATCGACACTTCTTGCCAACGTTGTATTCATACTACTCTCCTTTCGTAGCCTTTCGACTAATTCTCTTTCGTAAGTTCCCCTAAACTCAGGGGTTTGCTCTAAAACAGAGCGATGGATTCTTTGTTTGATTTCACCACAAATAGCGCAATACTTCTTACCACTCTTCTTGTAAGTCCAACTTGCAACACCATCATCAAAGCACTTTTTGCAAATGTAATCAGCGTCAGTATCAGTCCGAATACCAATATCGTCACCACGCCTCACGCGCTCGGTTAGCGATAGTGGTATTTTGCGCTTTCTAGGTGTCAACATTGAACGCTCCACGTTCCGGGTACATTTTTATCTCTGGGGATTCCGAGTGGAAAATCATGTGGGAAGACACGCCATCTGTGAACGACAGTGGCATCCCGCTATTCCATCCACCGTACAAGGTGATTTCCCCTCCTTGTAGCGCTTGAGCGCATTGGAGCGTTTTTTGCAAATGAAACACAGCGCCAAATGGCTCTCCGCCAAATATCGAGTCTATCGTTCTGTCCATCTCTGAGCTTTTATCAATCAACTTGATATTTAGCCCATCCTCTGTAGACTCAATCCACACCAACCCGACCTTCGTTTCACTCCATTGCGTCCATTGCGCTCTGGCTAGTAAGAGGGCATTGACAATATCGGATTTTTGCACCTTGCAGTAGTGTCCAGTAACTTTACCGTTACTCACAAGAATTGCCTTATTGTGCATAAACTTTAGGTTGTTTAGCATTTGCGCGACAGTGTTAATTTCGGTTGTCGAATACTTCATCGTCAGCACACCGTCGCCAACATCACGAACACCCCACACACTACCATCAGACGCACTAATCATTGTACCCTTGGTTAGCTTGTCAACGAAAGACAAATGTATGGGCACAATGTCCCCATCATACTCGGATGGTTGCGTAGCAAACGCAATTGCGTTTGAGTTGACACAAAACGCCAAGCCATCCCACACAAACACATTGTCCCACGCAACCTTCGCTCCGGTGTCATCTCTTTGGATATGCGTCAGCGCCTTGATGTTTCCGGCAGGAAAATAAGTCTGCTCTTGTGGTATATCGAAATCCCACAAGCTCGGATCGTCGCTCGTGATCGGTAGCGTGATATACCCGTTGGTCGTAACCTTTAGGCGGTTGTTGGCAATCTTAAAGTTAGCCTCTCCGGTCAAGGCGTCCAGTGTCTTCATTGTTGAAATTACACACGTCCCATCAACGGAGACATCTGCATTTTGTACATATTTTGCATACGTCCCATCTCCGTATCCGGTAACGGTAACAAGGCCACCTGTAGCAACAATAAGCAATCCTTGCCCAAACGCTCCTTTAGTGGAAACCTCAACCTCTTTCACCCCTTCATAGAACTTTTTTATATCTGGTACTGTGAACTTCATTGCACACCATCCAGTATAGCTTCAATAGCCTTAATCCAACTGAGAATTTTCAGTGATGCACCATCTAGCTCTCTCCCATGTACTAGCATTTCCCCATCGGCTTGTGTCATCCTAGATGAAATAGCACGCATTAAATCGTGCAGCTTGTCAAGATCGTTTACCAATTCTGTCAGTTCCTCTCTGTTCATCGTCATACTCACCTCCTCGCTTTTATTAGCAATAGATTGACTATATTATCATCTACTCGCTCAATTTTCTCATTCAGCATCAACCTTACCATTTGCAAGCCAGTTCTAACAGGGCACAATTCAGCATCACCGACAATTAAAGAGTAATGCTCACCACCACATCGGCAAGGTTTACCTGAACTTTTAACAAGGTTCAAATCAACTTTCAAAAGTTCAAGATTTAGTCTCGAAACTCTCGCCATCACCTCGCGCCGTCTTCTTCTTCGGTAGCTCCGCAAGTCAAAGTCGCCATCATCAATATTGACCTGCATGGCAACTCTGCGCTGCTCAATTTCTTTGCGGATATTGGCAATTGCCTCGTTAGGGCTAATACTAAACCCGTCCGGCGCGATTAACTTGCGGTTTCTTCCTTTGCCCCAAAATGTATAACCATGCCTATTTAGTTGCTGTACTTGTTCTAATGGTATGTTTCTCATTTCGTGAAATCTTTGTGCTTTATTTTTGTGATAATTCGATTACCGCCACGAGTTTTTAATTCTACTTTCGGGCGAGCAACAATGCCTTCCGCAACAAAATCACCCCAAGTCGAATTAAATCCCCTAGAAACAATATCAACCATTTCCGGCAACGTTCCACTGCCAATAATTGGCACAACGTCAATCCCGAGCTCAATTGCTATTTGGTGAACATCCTCGCGCTGTAACCACCAATCTCCAATTTTTACATCAAACAAAACAAAGTCTTGGTCTTGGCGATAGTTTCCTCCACCTTTCTGGATTTTTGCGCCATACCCCTCCCCGTACAGACATACTCCATCAGGGAACTTTTCCTTGAATAAGCTTGTCTCCGGTAAAAACACCTCATTCAACCGGGCAACAAGAGGCGCTGGAATTTGAGCGCGGTCAGTTTTGCCGCCAAATGTAATTCTTTCTCCATCGAACATCACTCTGATGTTTGTACCATCAATCTTTTCAGTGAAAACCCACTCGTTGTTGGCAAGATACTCAAATTCCCTTAATGCGTATTCGCCGAGTAACAGTGTCTTGTATTTGTTATTTGGGTCTCGCTTAAAAACGGTTTGAATTTTATGGTATGTATTCATTTGCACTCCTTTCAACCAACGGGCGCACCCTCTCTATAGTCTTTCCCCCCGCGAGGAACTACCGCCTTTAAGCGATACGGGGGATAGCGGGTCGCCCGTAGTTTGGGTAACTTCCCAGCCTCGCAATAATATATTTGCATATCCCTATAGCTTGTGCTATAATTACTATATGGATATTATACGCGCTACAAAGATTAAAATAAATCTTGACAGGCAAACCGCCATTGACACTATCAGGGCATGGAATGATGCTTGTAACTTTGCCAGTAAGGTAGCTTTTGATAATGGTAATATCCTTAATCCTGTAAAGCTGCATAAGCTGATTTACCATCAGGTTAAGGCCGATTACGGATTGTCCGCGCAAGTAACTGGCAGCCTGTTCAGGTTCGTTACATCCAAGTACAAGGCAATGCGTACCGCCAAAAAGATGCCAAAGAAGCCAATACATTTCAAAAATGCGGCGGTTGTGCTTCAAGGCGGGGCGCGTGAACGGGACTTCGGTTTCAAGAAAACCGGCCTTAGTATCTGGACTACCGCAGGCAGAATTAAAGGGGTCACATTTCAGGGTGAACCCAAGTTGCAAGAATATCTTGCTGATTGGCAGCTTGGAGATGCAAGGCTTCACGTTTCCAGGCGCGGCGTATTTCTTTCCGTAACGTTCAAAAAGGAAGTAGCGGAAATTAGCAAGCCAAATGATGCGGTTATCGGTATTGACAGGGGGATTAACAATCTTGCTGTTGTGACCGATGGTAAACGTAGTTTGTTTTTTGGCGGCGGTCAAACGAAACACGTTAGAGGTCGCTATCAAAAAACGCGCTCTAGCCTCCAAAGGAAGAAGGCACAGAAGAACACGCGCTCCATCAGGCGCGTTCTGAAACGGCAAAGCGGAAAGCAAGCGCGTTTTACCAAGAATACAAATCACGTTATCAGTAAGCGCATTATTGAGTTTGCTAAAGAGACTGGCGACCCAATGATTGCCCTTGAAGATTTGAAGGGTATCAGGAAGGGACGCAAACTGCGTAAGGCGTTCCGTACTGACCTTAATCAATGGGCTTTCTATCAACTTGATGAATTTATTAGCTACAAAGCCAGAAGCGAAGGCTTTGAGGTCATCAAGATTGATCCAAAGCACACGTCTCAGGGTTGTTCTGTATGCGGTTTTGTTGCCAAGTCTAATCGTAAGCGTCATAATTTTAAGTGTGGAGCTTGCGGTTACTCTGCTAATTCTGACCTAAATGCCGCCCGCAACATTAGATTGCGCGGTATCATCGCCAGGCAAGACCTGGTCGGTGATGGGGCGTGTCAACCGCCCCTTAAGCACGCTGGTTCGGCTAATTCTTTAGCCGGTTTTCAACCGGACGGGCAAGTTACCGACTTTTAGTCGATATGTAGTTGACCAGCCAGTCGCTTAACATGCTCGGTTTCTGTGTACACGCGCCGTATTCCTACGGCTACGACTCTCCCCTGCCTCGTTTCCCCGGAGGCCAAAACCAGGGCGTAATCACAGCAGCAGAAACGGTCAAAATCATCGAGAGGATGCGCGTTGCAAGCAATCGCGTTTATCCGCGCCCACTCATCGCCCCCGCGATGGTTGGGGCGGAGGGCTATTTATCTTCTATGGCGGGGGTTTTGTCAAAAGAATTTTTAGTTATCCAAGGCTTGTTAGTCGCCCATTCGTATTCGCTAAGGTACTCCTCGATTGCAAAAGTAGCCTCGGCGCTCATGGAGCGTCTATTTTTACGCGCAAGCTCAAGCAGGCGATTATACAAATCCTCCGGTAAATTCGCCGTAATTGGTCTTGCTTTCACACCTTTAGGTAATCTAGTCTGTCTCACACCCATATTGTACACCTCCTTTCATTTATTGTCAAAACTAATACAGGAAATTATTGCTAAAGGTTAATATCTTCTATCTATCCTTACACCACCTTCCTCTCCATTCCTTGCAACTCTTGTCCCAAGAAACGCGCCAGACTGGTCATCTATATCCTGAATAATCGGCGGCGGCGGCCTTTTGCGCGTATCTTGCACCCAAATCTTCATTTTGAACGGTGACTTGTCCTTATCGTATTCAGTACGGAATAAAACCGTCACTTCGGCAGCAAGGGCAGTACCACCCTTTGTGTTTGCATCTCCGAAGCCGCGCTTCTCGTCTTTAGCAGAGCTAGAGCCAATCTGTCCAACAGCAATAACAACAGAGCCAGGATGCTCAGTGCAAAATTCAGCGTACTTACTGACAACCGTCTCTTGCATCTCGAAAGACGATGCACCAAAGCCTGATAGTTGAGAAATGTGGTCAGTGCTAAATATTCTATGATGCAAGCCAGTCATATCAACTTCTTTAATCTCGCCACCAATCTTGTGACGATGAATATACTTCCCGTGATATAACTCAGACCACCGTTTTACCGTAGCATCAACGTTCCGTGTTTTTCCCTGAAAAGACGCCGCGCCAAATATTGAGATTGGCATACTTGCAACCGCTCTTTTCGCAAGTTCGATTGCCTCCTGTTGTTCCGGTGTTCGTCTCCCGTACAAGAAAAACTCACGAGATATGTTCATCATCGGGCCAAGCTCTGGGTGAGCCTTTATCGTTTCAACGCTAGGCCATTTATCCCTGTCATTCCCGTAAAACCTAGACACAAGCAACCTTGTAGCAGCCATAGCGATAAGGCTGTCTCGATACGCCTGTGGTGGCATACCGGATTCCAGTGTGTCGGCGCACACCCAATACCCCTCCGACCTTCCCTTTAGCTGATGAGCAAAACCTAGAACAAGATTGAGGACAAGAGTTGACTTTCTCATCTTTTTGACGGCGTGGACGCCTATCATTTCGCCGTCTCTCATGTTGATACCAAACAAGGCGTCGTCAATTGGCTTAATGCGATACCGTATCGCATCTTCGACATTTTGTTTAGTATCGCCCCAATCTTCCTCTGTTGCGGCGACAAGGCCACTGATTGTTGGATTAAATAACCGCATAGGTCACAGAACTGAAATTTACGGGTGGGCGGTAATTCATTCGCCTGCTAACAGCTTCACTTCTGGTAATCTCTATACTGACCAAGCGTGTCAAATCAGACGCAATAGAAGCAAACTTTACCCCCATAATCGAGGATAGCCCACTAGCCACTTGAGCCATCCACCCCCATCTACTGTCAGAGAACACAAATTCCACCATCCTTAATGCAAAGTCTGAGGCTGTAATCTTTCCGTTCAAGGAGGAGCGGCTTATATAAGTACGACACTTGGCAATGAAATTTCTTGCCATTGCAAGTTCTTTTACTCTCGCAGCGCCCTCGAAGTAAAAGGGAGCTTGACGAACACTTGACGCTCTTTTTTCAAACGTTTCGACTATTTTATTAGCAGCCGCTTTTTCTTCCTCAATACGCTCTCCTTGCTTTCTTCCTAGCGTTTTCTTCTTATCGTAGTAAATCACCCCGTTGCAACTTGGACAATAATGGAACTTACTTCGTGGCTCTACCGTTTTTGCGCGGCTAAATTGATGACTACATAACGGACATGTTCTCATTGTAATCTCCTTTAGATGTCAAACAAAGATGCCTGCACTGCTGTATGATATGCAGCTATCCTTGCTTCTGCAATTTTGCAATATTCTTCACTTTGGTCGATTAAAATATACGGACGGCCTTGCATTTTACAAGCAACACCTGTCGTTCCTGAACCGGCAAACGGGTCAAGAACAATACCACCCGTCGGTGTTTTCGTGAGCTTAACTAAATATTCTAATAGTTTTATCGGCTTTACCGATGGGTGAGTATTTTTGCGTTTATTCACTCCTCTATTTCTTGGGTTGTCGCCGCCCGGATTTCCCTCAAGCCTAGATGGGTCAACTTTCTTCGGAGCAAAATCTTTTAATCCAGCCTCTTTTTCTTTAATTGAAGGTTTTGGGCAATAGAAGAAACTGGACAAATCTCCAATGGCGTTAGCAAACTCCTCAGACAAAATCACGTTCTTGGCCCAATTGCCATTTAATCTTCCCGCCTCTATGTTTAGTCCAGCAACACCCCACTCTAAGGCGTTTTTGGCGTAAGTCTCGTCAACCGGCTTTCTCGCAACAATGATGGGTTCAAATGCAGGAGATAATCCAGTGCCATATCCGTCCCACACTTTTGCTTCATCGGAAGCAGGCGCAGTTACTTGATATTCAGTTCTGCTCGGATCGTTGAAGCCGCCGTTGTCAATCAACTCCTGCGTCGCCCTGAATTTTGCCCCACCCTGCGCTCTGGTTTCAATTACCTCCCTCTCGAAACCTAGTGTGCGGTCTATGTCTTTACCGATGTCTCTGGACTTTGGCATACCAGTCAGGTAAACCCACATAATCGTATCGTAGATAATCCAACCAGCATCCTCAATAGCGCAGGCAATACGATGAAACGTTCTTGTCCCACCAAAGCTCATCAATGTCGCACCGGGCTTCGCCACTCGAAGAAACTCAGCCCACGTTTCAGGGCGGAAAGCAATATCACCACCGTCCCACTTCATACCCATAAATCCACCGGACAGTCTAGCAAAACTACCGTCCTTGCCATACTGCGCTGGCACAGAGCTTTTCTTGCCAAACCTTTCGACAATTGATTTCAAGTGGTACGGAGGATCGGTGATAATACTGTCTATGTTGTTTTCAGGAAACGTCTTTACTATTTTAAGGCAATCCCCGTTTACTACCTGATTAGTTTGTAATAGCTTCATTTAGCAACCTTACCCACTCCTTGTAGCTATCGTCGAAAAATCTTTCATCTTCCATGCTGATTGGTTTTCTGAGGTTTTTCCGGCCTTCGTATTTCTTCATACGCTCGTCGTATTCATCGACGATAGCATTTACCTCGGCTATCACATCGTCATTGGGCGCATCTAGTAGTTTTTTGGGTTCAATATGAATAACCTTCCCAAGAACAAGAAATTGCGCGTCTGGAAAATGCTCTTTCCATACCCTCTTGCCCTCGGCTATCGCATCGTCTTTACATTCAAAACCTCTGTACTTGTCACCTGCTTCGTAGTGGCTATACCCTTCTTTTCTAAGGCGAATGGCTTGTTTTGTTGTTAAAACGTTAAACAACTCAACATCACCCTCGCCGCGCATTTGAAGTTCACCGTAAAAATGAGTTGCGCCAATTGCCGTCCCGATATAAGAAGATATGTGTAAATTAACAACTTTAGCTAATAATTGATTTTCCATCCCTATACCACACCTTTATTTTATTTGAAATTACATTGTCAAATAGCCCGCCGTGATCTATAGCTATCACTTGAGAGTATTCAGAAACATCTGCTATCATGCTTGGAACAACCTCTTTAAGCTCATCGTCAACAGCGCCCATACTTATCTCGTCTGCCACCAAAAGCCCAATTGAGCCAATAGTTTTCATCGCTGCAAGCCTAACGGCAAGAGCGGCGAGTACCTGCATCCCCCCACCGGAAGTGTAGCCAATTTCTTGCTCGTCAATAGTAATATTGATAGCGTAGTCCGGTGTCCACTCAAGAGAAACATCCTTGCGCCCTTCCCACGCCTTTTGGAACATCTTGCTTGCCTCATGGGAAATGATTGGCACTAACTTACCGGCGATAACACCAGCCGCTTCGCGGATTGTCCCCCTAATGCTTGTCAGACGAGTCATCTTTTTCTCATCCGCCTTCATATCAAGCGCAAGTTTATCGAGAGAAGACTTTGCTTCTTCGGCCTGCCTATACCTAACAGATACTTCTCTGATGCTTTTTTCGAGCGAGTGTAACTCTGCGTTTAATGCCGCGATTTCTGTAGATACCGATGTAACGGAATTGCGCGTATCAAACAGCAACTCTTGACTAAACTCACCCTCTAGATCACTAAGCCGGAGAGACACAGCATTGACGTTTTCTTGAAGAGAGCTAATCCACTCTTGCAACTTATTTCTTTTGTCAAAAAGTAACGGTAACTTATTTGCACTTGATTGCGCCACAGCCAAATTAGCTTCGATTCTACCAAAAGCATCAACTTCCGCTTTGGCTAAATCAACAAGCTCTTTTGCCTCCTGTATGCTAGGACGCGCCATATACATCAGTTGAGCGGCAATACTCTCTCGTAATTTTTCCTTTATTCTTATATCGTCTTCGGTACCATCAAAACGAGACAACTCGTCTCTTACAAAGCGCACCCTGCCTTGTTTTGCGCGTAAGTTGTCTAACTTTGAGCGCATACTTATTAACGCCTTATTGCGCTCGCTATCTCGGTTATTTAGCTCCGCCTTACGCAATCTAAGAGACTCAAGTTCGCCTTCCAGCTTACTGACTCTTAGGCTACAATAATCATCATTTAGAACAGAGCCACAAGTTGGGCATACACCATAGCCACTTTTGAGATTTTTAATTACGCCTTCGTGTTGAGTAATTTCCAGATTAACCGCTACAGTATCGGCTGCATGTTTTCTTGTTTCCTCATCAACCTTACTAGACAGAGAACGAACCTCATTTTCTATGCCCTCATTTCTGTCGAGTTCATCAAGGTAAACATCCCTGCGTGCAAGTTTATCTTTCAGGACGCTAATTTCCGCATCTATTGATTTGCCCTGTGCATCAAGTTGGTCGTATTTTCTCAATTGCTCATAGGCTAAATTTAGCGCTTCCTCAAGCGCCTTGAGTTTTTCTTGACTCTCTTGAAGGGACTTAACTTTGACTTCTAGCTCTGCAACAACTACCCCACTTGCACGAGCGCTCTCAATTTCAATGTCAATTGCAGCAAGCTCGTTATTCGCTACAGCAAGTTTATTTTTCAGTTGCTCGACTTCCTGCTTAAGTGTATCAATCTTGCCCTTTACACCTTCCAGTTCGTCTAATCGAGACTTTAGCTCACCAAGCTCCTCATCCTTTGACACAAGAGTCCCTTCAATCTCAGTCTTTCTATCTGACATCATATCAAGCTCTGTGGCTAAATCGTCAAGCTGAGATGCAATGGGTTCAAGCGCTATGACGCTTTCTTTTTTCCCTTGCTGTTGTTCTTTCAGCAAAGAAACCGCACCGGCCAACTTCCCCCACACGTAGTTATAATCATCAACGCCAAGCACTTTGTTGAAGATTTCTTTACGCTTGGTCGGTGTATTCTCGAAACCATCCTTTACGCCAAATTGATTGATGGCTATTGCATTGTCCCATAGAACGGGCAAGTTTGTTGTTGGGGAAAGTTGAAGAAAACCAAGAAGATGAGGGATTACTTCTTTTGAACCTTTGTAAATTCCATCCGGTGTCTCTAATCGCCAAGAGCTTGACGATTTAGTAATGGTACGCTCGATGGTAGCCTCTTGTCCTGCAAACTCAAGGCTAATCTCAATCTCCGCTACCGTTGCGCCCCACTTAATCATATCGCTCATTTTATTGAATTTACTGGCGACGGAATCGAATAACGCAAGCTGAATGGCGTAAATGATATTTGACTTACCGGCGTCGGATTGCCCTGTAATTACATTAACGCCACTCGTGAACTCGATAAAAGTATCTTCGTGAGAACAAAAATCCTTGAGTTGAATTGATTTAACCATTTAACACCTCAACAACATCAAGGAGCGCTTCATGCGTATAGCAGTTTTGTCCATTCCCGAAATTATCTTTTAGCTCGACGATAATACCACCCACGCTATCACCGGTACTAGGGCGGCAATTGCAAAAGATGTCAACTGTAGCTATACCAGAGTTTACCGATTTTGCAACAGCACCTATGCACTCAGCAATGACGCTAATTGTTATGTTACCAGAAGTAAGTTTTAGCGCATAAGCGTCATGCGGTGTTGTGTTTTTCAGCAAAAGTCTCGATATTCCACACACTCCATTGTTGACAATGCCGACACGGTAATACTGCTCCTCATCTGTTGCGTCAATACCAAAATCAGACAAAAGTAAATCGCAATCAAGCTTATCAATATCCGCCCGTTGTACAACCAGAGTAGTTTGCTTTTTCATAGCACCTCCAATATTCTCTCACTGTCAAATCCAGCCAACACCAGACGCTTAATTTCAAGAGCAGTTTGAGCGTCATCACCCAAGTTCCTTCCAAAAAACTCTACCTCGATTTCAGACGCTAGTTTGCCGGTTAATTCAACATCCGTATCTACTCCAACGGGAACAGAGTTGTCGTCAATTTGACAAACAAATACACCATACGCTTTTGCCATACTCTCTCTGATACCTTGACGATTGACTCTGAATGTTTTTCCCCCGGTCAACTCAACAACAACAATTGGCTCTTTTGTAAAATGAGAAAACCCCTCATCCCCAATCTGATCTTGAATGTCAGCAAAAAGCTCCCTTGTGGTGTCAAATTTTCCAACATCACTTTCGAGAAATACCCAGGGACGGCGCGGTACTCCCACTTTTTCGACTTCGGTTGTCGCCTTGCCATCATCGTCAATAGTTACGGTAACAATGTTGATACCGCCATCGTAATTAGCCTCACCCTTATTCAAGACTTCGGGAGAACCCGGCATCCTGATAAAGCCATCATTAAACGGCTTGTGAATGTGACCGAGAGCGACGTAATCAATATAGGATTTCATACCGTAGAATGTTTCAAGAGGAACTGTTTCTGGGTACATTTGAGGCATTAAACCTTCCAAGCCGCAATGAGCAACAAGAATGTTGTAATGCGAGGTAAAATCAGGCGCTCCGATACTTGAGAGTAAGGACTGTGTAGCTGCGCCAGACCAAGGCAAACCACATATACCAATACTGATACCGTCTTGCAATGAAACCTGCGCCCACTCACCAACTTGCTCAACTAGCCCCATATCTTCCAGTTCGTCCAGCAAAGACAACCCGTCAATACTGTCCTTGTAATTGTGGTTGCCGTCAATTGCGTAGTATGGGATACCACTCTGCTTTAGCCTGTTAAGCCCTTCTCTCACAAAAGACCTATCCCACTCCGGGGCAAATTGCTTATCAACCAAATCGCCGGCGTCCACCACAAAATCAACAGCATGGTAAATCATCATATCAATTGCGTACAGGAAGGCGTTACCAAAGTCTTCTCTGCGCTTCTTCTTTATCTCTCCCCACCATTGCCCGTGCCCAATATGAGCGTCGGCGATATGGGCAAACTTAAATGTCTGCATGAAATCTCCTTTTGTGATTATACCAGGTTTTGGGGTTTTAGGATACTAATTTAATTAACGCATCTCCCCACTTCGCGGAGATTTCCATTAGGATTGCGTGGTTTATATCATAGAACCACACGCAATTATCACGGTCTCCGTCAAAGTTGATAAAGTACGGGAAAAACAGTGCACTGTCGTGAAACGGGGCGTAAGTCTCGATAACAAATATCTTGTCCCCAATAGAGTGAACACGCTTAACTTTTCCAAGATCGTCGCTGTAAAACAGGTGAAGCATATCCAGTCGTTCTTCATCTCTTAACACAAGGAAGTTTTCAACAGAAAAACTGTAGTCGCCGGCAATATCAAGGATAGCGCTCAATACATTTTCGAGATAGATTTTGACATCAATTACTTTATCTAAATCGAAAACAGCTTTCCTGAAATCTGCATCCATCGAATATGCTGCGTCCTCAACTAAAGTCCCATTGACACACGCTATCACTACATTAAAAACATGCCTGGCTGAACCGCCAGGTACACCGTTCCATCCGGTTTCGAGTATTTTACGTACAGCGGGCTCAAGCGACGTTACTGTGAATTGTAATTGTTTTGCGTCCATACTACTCTCCTTTTCTTGACTGAATAAAAATAGTGAGGTACAATACCAATGCCTCCACACTCCCCCATACTTACTCCTTTTTCTCAATCGCCCGGTCCCCACAGCCGGGCGACCTCTTTTTACGTCGAAAAACTTACAGGTATAGCAGTAAGTCTTTCGTTAGCCCACCCAATGTATTTCTCTGAAAGCTCAAACCCAAGATAGTTTATACCAGCCTCCTTACACGCTACGGCGGTAGTCCCGCTCCCCATAAACGGGTCAAGGACAATGCCGCCATCTGGGATTTTAGATGCTACCAACGCCCTACGTGGTAGGTCAATCGGGAATGGCGCAGGATGAGGATTTTTCGCGGGTTTCATTTCCCATACATCACCCATTATACCCTTCCCTTTGAGTTTGAAATCCGGCTTGGCTAGTAACCAAATATGTTCGTGTTGGTTGGTGAAAAAAGTCTTCGAGTGGTTTAACCCTCCCGGTCTTCGCCAAATAATCATCTGGCGTACCGGCGTAGACTCCGGTATCCACTGAATAGCCCATACGAGTTTCCCATATTGGACACGTGGCTTGTGATTGTAAAAGATTGCGCCAGTTGGCTTGATAACTCTCCACAACTTCAACAAGATTTCATATTGCCATCCCATATACTCAGGCCAAGTCATATCGTCCCCGTAGTTGTCGTAACCGTTTCTTAGTTCTGCTGCCCATCCACCGGACATACTATTTTTCACGCCACCACCAGAAGACACAAGCATATTGTAAGGTGGCGATGTTATCACCAAGTCAATGCTCTCGTCGGGAAGTTTATCAAGCAACTCTCCACAGTCACCTTGAACTATAGAGTTGCGTGAAAATTCCCCAATCAAGGGAAGTTTTGTCATGGTACTATATCCGATACGTAAGCCCAATGTGTAACGCCGTGAATTTCTTCGCCATTCAACCCCCTAAAAACCACATGATATGTGCCAACAAGAACACCATCAGTACCCACTGTAAGTACAAGCCAGCCAACAACAGGAAGTGCTTCACTAGCTGGCATCCAATGAATTTGTCGGCCAAGACTAGAACACACTCCATGATACAGAGACATCTTCTTTGACATAAGTGCAATTACCAATCTGTCAAACGTTCCTTGCGGTAACGCTTCAAACAAAGCATTAGCTATTTCTTGCGCTTGTTCGTCGAAGTATCTCTCTGTCTCTGGTAAAGAGTTGGTTTTTGGCAGCCCGTGTGTTAGCTCGATTATTGCCTTTTTCGCTTCTGTGTCATTAAGTGGATTAGCAATACTGCATTTCACTATTTTCATTTATCCCCACCTTCGATGCAATGTATTAGTGAGACTCTTTAGCGTGCTATATGGCAATGCGTCCTCAAGAGTTTTTGCAAGAAGACGAGCTTGTTCCTCATGGTATTCACAAGTGCGCTCTCTTGGTATCTTTTCGACAAGAATAATAACCGCAGGAGCAGCTTTTATTCCATTCATTTTTCTGGCAATTCCAATATTTACTATGTTAATTTTCACCATGTACCTCCCTGAATTTTTTAATTGCACTGTGAATGTCTTGTGCCTTTGGGGTTAATAATGGAAACGAAAGTTCATTGCTTTCAATTGGTAACGGTCTAGCCAGTTTTCTGCACAAGAAAGCCATTTCCTCACCATCAATCATTTTTTGCCTAACCGCTGACCACTTTCCAGATTTTAACCTCATACCGGGTAAATCATCAAGAAAGTCATAGATTTCCTCAAGCGTTCCATATTCTTCTAGCCAAGGCGCAACTTTTGCCTTGCCAACACCAGTGACACCAGGAAAGTTATCAGACGAATCCCCAACTATCCCCTTGTAGTCCGCAACACAACTAGGCCAAACACCCATATAATCATAAACATCTCTTGGGGCTGCAAACCGCAAACGATGAGAGCCAATCTTCGGATTCCACTTCAAAAGTTCCACTTGAACACTGAGGAAATCTTCTGCATATACTAGTTGAAGTAAATCCGTATCCCCTGTAACGATTAACACATTTGCGCGATGAGAGTTCGCGTAAGCCGCAATGACATCATCCGCTTCCCTGTTCTCGATTTCCACGTTCAGGAAACCGGAATTAAAAGCAAGTCCTTTAGTGTAATCCATTTGCTGATAATAGTCGTCCGGTTTAGGCTTACGCCCAACCTTGTACTTTGGATACCATTCTCTACGGACAAGAACTGAGCCGTCCCACGCTAACACAACTGTTTCTGGCTCATAGTCTTTTAGGAAGGAAATAAGACGTTGCCCAAATCTGTACACCGCAAAGTGCTTACTGTCTTGGTATTCATCGTCCACCGGAGCAAAATAGCCTCTAGCGAATACTGAGTTTGCATCAACAAGTAATAGCATTTTGTCTCCTTAAAAAACTAATGATACTAAAAGTAGCAGTTTCGATGGCTTTAGCCAAAGCAGCGTCCATATCAGCCTCTTTATTCCACTTAACCTTATAGTTTCTGCGAACAAAACCTGTACCAAAATAAGACCTATTATCGTAAACAACATACACATCGACATAAGTCCAAGGAGTTTTTTGCCAAAAGTCACTAATTTGATAATTCTTCTCAACATACGTTTTGATATTGAAAAACAAAGACGCTTCTTCCGTGCCAGCGGGCGGTAATACGTTTTTTTTTTCACTCAAAAGAGTAACACTGGGCAGTACACCATCGGAACTTAGCACCTTGGCAAGTTCCGCAAAATTACGCTTGAAAAGGTCTTCTTTGATTTCCTTAGCCCTAGCTGTCATTTTATCTCCTAAAATGGAATAGCCCAATCGTTATTGGCAATGTTGCGAATTACGTCCTTGATAGCTCTACCAAGAGCAATATCCCTACCGAGTTCTGCGATCCACTTATCCTTGTAAACCCTACGAGCAAAGCCAACACCAGAGTATTCATGGCCTTCATAAGTAACCATTATTTCTATAAACGTCCAGGGGTCTTGTTGTGAAAAATGTGTAACTGTGTGGTTTTCTATGATGTACGCCTTAATACTAGATGGTAATGGGGTTTCTTCTTTGACCCCAATTAAACGGCATTGTCTTTTAATGAACGATGTGTCATATCTTTCGCCGTTTGCACCAATTGCAACTGCTCTGCTACCATCAATAGATGTTAAAATCTCTTGAACAGTAAATACTTTACCGGTTAATAGTTCCTCAAACGTTTGACCTACCTTAATTTTGAATGAAGATGGCGCTTCTTCGGGAAACATTGCTTTTTCACTAACAAGACGACATTCCTTCTTGATGTACTCTATGTTGCGTCTTTGTCCAAACGTATCAACTGCGATAATAGGGTTTCCGTTGACGGGCGCTAAAACCTTCTTGACAACAAACACTGTGCCATTCGTTAATTCCTCGAATACTTGACCTGCTTTAATTTCCACATTAACCTCCAATTAAAGAAATTGAACCACAATCCATCCAATACCAACAAAAAATAGAGGAACAAATATCACTCTTGCAAAAAGTGACGCCAGTACCTCTAGTATGTCTTTGTCATCATCTTTTGTTTCAGTACCTTGATATGTTAGCAAAGATACAACCAGGGCAATGCCGATAGCTTGAACTACGCCGAGAGACGGTAGCCCGAAATACGGCGCAATAAACCATCCCCAAGTTGTAGCTAACGCCCACCCCCTCGCTAAACTTCCGACTACCATCAATGCTATAAAGCCAACAATACTACCGAAACATCCAAGAATTTTTGCACTATCATCGTTCATCTTACTAGCTCCTTTCGTTAATTAAAAATCTTTTGCTAATTAAAAATCTCCACATTTGTCAAAAGCCTTGTGGGGAATTTACCCTACGCCACGCAACGTAGTGGGTAAAAAACAAAGCTCCTGACAGATGAGGAGATTAGCGCGTGTATGACTGGTCATTCCCCAATGACGTTTGATTTATCCTGCATAAGAATTATAGCACACCTGTTATATTTTGGCAAATTTACATCTCAGTTTTTGACAGGTGGCCGTTTGACATAATTAAAGGGTATTAAGTAATGCGTTCTTGACATAATTAAACGCTTGTTCAAAGTTGCTATTGTTGACAACCTTAAAACCGCCTTCGAGTAGAAAATGGTTAATAGTAAATTCATCAACGTTGTAGCCCATTGCCAAGCCAACCTGTAGTTGCATCTTTTTATCTCGATCAAGTTCTCTAATATCCGGTGTCGGCCATAAAATCAAGGCGTCGCAATCCTTACAGAAGATTTCTATACCATGCTCGCCACATCTACCTTTTAGCGTGTGTTCTTTGCTACCACATCTTGCTACATTGCCAATCATCATTTGTGGAATTTTCATTTTACACTCCTCACAGTATACCATATCATGGATAAAAAACGGATCGTATGTAAGCGCTTGGCAATTATCACAGTGAAGCCCAAATCCAGCGTTATGTATTGCCTCTTTGTTCAATACTTCCCCATCTAATTCTGGCACACGCCGACAACGCACGTCTGTAAAATCAAGCAGTTGGTTGTTAGCAAAAGCAGCCTTTGCTTTGCCACTTGTTTCGGCGAAAACAATATCAGAATACTCTATCGGGTCATCTGCCAAGAAAACATGCCATGCTTTCATCTTAGCACCTCTAGTCCAGCCTTTGTCAATCTCGCCATTAGCATGTCGTGACTACCAGCAACCGGCTCTTCCCCGTCCTTAAATTCAACAAGCCCTTTTTTCTGCAAGGAAATCGCCGTGCGTCTTTCGGCTGGGAAACATTCCCAAAAGCACTTTGTATCCCCATCGTGACGCCCAATATCATCAAGTGTGATTTGTATGAACTCTTTTTGCTTTTCGGTTAATCGCATTGCCATAGTCGCCTCCTAAATAGTATCGTTCTCTGCCCATCCAACCTTGTAGAACTGGTTGGTCGGAGCTTTCTCTAACCGAATCTTCCCTTTGCGTAATGCAGTAAGATATGTTGCGTATCTTGTCATCCTTTTTTGGGTAATGTGGCTATTTGACGGCTTATTGTTCAGGTGTTCCTTAAAGCAAGAAATTACAAACTCAAACATATCTTGAAGCACTTTCATAGCATGTTGTTCGCTATTTGCAAAAAACACAATGTTGGTATCAAAAACATTTGATAGCCCATTGTCGTGTGGGCAAAAATGATACAGTGTGTCTCCACCCTCGTGTGTGAATTTGCGCTCAGTGTACCCATCTGTAAAAAATGAAACGGGATTACTTATCATCGTTGCCTCCGTGCTCCTCCTTTAATTCTTCGTATTTTGCCTCTAATTCACCAAACTCAGCTTCTAATTTATCAAGATTTATTTGCAGTTCCTCACGATCAACTCTGAGGTCATGTATTTCTGCCGCAAGGCTATTAACTACCCACAACCTGCCAACTCCATCCCATTCTATTATTCTTTCGTCTAGGATTTCAAGCCAGCTTTTTATTTCTTCAATGGATTGAGTTGAAAACAAAACGGCAAGTTCGTCTATCTTTTTATCAATGTCTGCGTTGCTTATTATCCCGTTCATTTCTACACCCTTGCGACGTTTTGTAGAAAGTTGTCAATGTCGTCTTTGTTGTTAATAATCAAAACACTAGGGGTTCTGCCGGGTATTATAAAGCGTAACAATTTACGTTTCTTGCCGTCAACATCTTTTATCGTATCAACGTCAAAGTCACTTACAGACCCCATATTAACACCTATAGAGCTATTATCAAACCAAACAAAATTACTTATAGCGTTCATCTTGCTCCTTTCGCTAAATTTAGCCGATTGGTAAAATCTTTTTGTCTTCTTAAATATTGTTTACCCAAACGTTCTTTGTAGTCAAAGCGTTTTTTCATTACAGCTTGAGAAACAATCTTGTCTGTCACTCCAACCCAAATTTCGATAGTTCCTTTTCCGTTACACTTACGACAATCCCAGAACGACTCCCCGTCTCGTTCTGTTCCTGTCCCTAAGCATAACGGACATGAAACTTGAACTGTTTTGAATTTCTTTTTCCTGAAAGTGGGTTTCGGTGCTTGAGAAGGTTGTTTGATCCTTTCAGACTTACTTTCCTTAGTCACAGTTTCAGGAGAAAATGCTGTCGTTTTGCGGTGTTTTGGAAACTTATCAAAGTTGTTTCCAAAGGCTTTTTCTGCTGCGGCTTTCGTTGGAAAACTTTTGTACCTTGCTCCCGGGTATTTGTGAATTTGTTTTTTGCAAGCTAACCATGTTATGTATATGCCCGGTTTTCTCCCTTTCCATACAACGTACCACTTTCGTTTCTTATTCATTTTCTTGCATTGCAGCCTCAAGTTCGTTGCATTTCTCTTGTGCTTCGCCCTCGTTATCAAACACGAATACTTGTTGGTAATTTCGTTGATAGTACGTTTCTGCTTGATGGGGTGTTCTAAAGAAAATGTTACTATCGTTTGTAAATCCTCCAACATCACCACCCAACCAGTAGTCGCTCTCTTGAATTTCCGAATAGACAACCCCCCATCGTTTACTAATACAAGCGAGGTACGCTGCATTTTCGTAATCTAAAACTTCTGATATTGTTAGCATTTTATTTCTCCTTACAGTATGGTTGGCAAAAACTGCATTTGCCAACCCTTCCTGTGATGTTCATTCTTCACATCACTGAAAGAACTCTTTTATGTTTTGATGTCACATTGCTCGATAGACACACTGAGCCCATGCTCCCCTGTGCGATTTGCACAGGCTATCCGCCACTATTTTTCAGGCTTCTGGTTTAACAACCCCGGCTCGGATTTACATTGCACATCATTCCTGATGTTACCAGAACTCCCTCTGCTCCACCTGGGGCCTATCTCCAAGTTTCATCGCTTTATCCGCTGCATGTCGTGGCACTCTCAAGCTAATTGTCCACACTCTCGCATTTCCGCGTCTTTCCAAGAATTTTCCGGCCTCTCCCGGTGGCGTTCCCTCACGGTTAGCATCTTGGTTTGCAGGTATTTGTGACCACTCATCTCCCCTGAGACGGTTGGGCCGGGCTTATTGTTGGTATAACAGGGGCTTTGTGAATAAAAAACAAGCCTCAGTATGTCGGCGGACGCACCGCGCTAGGCTTGTGTTTTTACGATTAGCACTTTTTTAAGTCCAACGTCAAAAGTCCCGTTTAGCGATTCTGACATGCTCATGCTTTCTTTATCTTTTACGACGCCATTACTGGCTATGTGGCGTATCAGTGCTGACATGTTTGCCCTGCCAAGTAGCTGTAATGACAGGAGTTCAAGTTTTGCTTTTTCTGTTTCTGTTAGCCCGGAAATGGTTGTTTTCATTTGAGACATATTCTATACCTTATGTTCCTATTTGTCAAATCTAGGGTGGTTAAATAAAAAACAGCCCTATTAGGACTGCCGTGCCTTATTCTGGCCGCTCGACGACCAGCACTCTTTTTTGTTTACCGTCAAACGGTGTCGCCATTGATATACCGATATTGGGCGCACTTGTTACAAAACCGTCATCTGCGATTAAGCGGAGCAACGCAGACGCACTTCTTTTTCCGGTTAGTTCTAGTGCAAATTCTTGCAATTTAAGTACCTGTTGTGGCGTGACGTTTGAAAAAGTCGGATTATGCGAACTTGGCTTCATACCCATATTTTATCACCTTATTACTTGATTGTCAAATTTACATTTTAGGAATTTATAGATACTCAGTGTGTAGGCAGTTTTTGTCGGTATTGTTTTCTACCTACGTAGTGGTACTCTCAACCACACAGCGATTTTAGGACTTGGATTCACCGACCGCTAACCATCCGGTTTTTCGTCTAAATTCTTAGTAATATATTGTCATCCTATTAGTAACTCTTTTTGCATTGTAGAGCTTCCTTGAGAGACATTACGAATCCGGGGTATTTATTAGTTGTCATTACTGGTTCTGGGATTGGTATAAATAAGTCGGCATACTCAAATCCACCATCAACAACCTTTAATTCATGACGAGGAATTTCTACGGTTTGCTTGTTTGCAATTACTGTGATTGATTTTAGCTGCACTGTTTGCATTTTGCCTCCCCGGACTTTCTTTTGGCAATAAAAAAACTTCTGCGCTTCTATAGATGTTGGTTAGGCCCATTGTTGGTTGCGAGACAAAGGCTTTTTGCTTTTCAGCTAAAACCAACAAACAACCAACACCTATAGAAAAACAGAAGTCTATTGTTCGCTTTGTCTCTTTAGCCGGGGCCAACGGCTTAAAGAAATTATAGCATGTTACATTTGTTGTTGCAAATTTTCAGTTGCTTTTTTGAATGGCAGGCCGGATTTGAACCGGCTTTGGTTGGTCAATCCATTGTACGGCACTGTTTTACCAGTCTCGCGTTTCACGTTGGTCCGTTTCAGGGTAGTGACACCAACCATTTGCTACTCCCAGTCATAGCGTTTCCCACACGCCGCTGCCATCTTCGGTTTATTTAAATACAGGCGGCAAGGAATCTAACCTTACACTAGGAGAAGCTGGGACTCGAACCCATCCGAACACCCGTCCGTGACATCCCCTCGTCTTTCGACATGGCATATACCCATTCTGCTACGCCTGCACGTCGTCTCTCCGGCTGTCACCGTCCGTTCAACTTAGATTAGAATGACCTTATTGAACTCGGTTATCTCTAAGGTCATGTTGCGGAAGCGGGATTTGAACCTGCAACATCCAGATTATGATTCTGGCGCTCTACCGTTAAGCTATTCCGCAATGATTACTTGATATTATAGGAATTGTGTGCTATTTTGCAACTTTTGCCTGTGGATAACTCACCTCTTTCTGTGGATAACCTGTGGATAGCTGAAATTTTAAGGTTGAAGCTATTAACTGTCTGCGCTTTTGTAGCCAAATACACAATACGGATAACCATTACCACGATTGACACCTGCAATAATGTGTTTAATCTCGATTGGCTTATTAAAGTATGCAGACAGATAGGCCTCGTACCGTTTGCAACTTCTTAATGTCGCGCCGCTGGCGTTTGCAACTTCAACGGATTTTTCAGCTTTGTCATAATCCCATTGCCAAAGACGATCAGAATAATCATATTTCAGATTGTCGTGTCCATACCGCGATTTTGGATGTTTCCCAAAAACTGCTTGTTCTTTATTGAAACGTTTGTCGGTGTAATGCGGAGATGTATGCAGCGGGGCATCTTTATCAAGGGTAGTAGGGAAGCGATAAGATTGCCAATAATCTTCTCTATCGCCAATATTCATACCTGCTGACATTGCTTCATTTCCTTTCCCGCCGTAGCGGTATAACAGAGGGTGATCAGGCGATTGCGGGTAAATCGTCTGATGCCTCTTGTTTGATAAGTTTGTAAAACGCACTTGCTTCGAGGGCAGCAGGTCTAGCAATTCGCCTGCATACCCTGGTTATATTACGACTATCCGGCAATAGCTTTCAAAACGTCAGGCGACATTCCACTTGCCCAAAGACGCCAACATTTGTTTACCTTTTTTCTCTCGCTGCCATTCCGGGGACATTTGATGCCTGATAAGCACTCCGACTGCAACATCATCACGTTCAGTGTAACTTGACGGCGACTTCCCCATTAGCCGAGACATTGCTCCGAGCAGGCCAGCCATAGCCAAATTATTACCATCATTGGCATCAATACGCTGACCTGTTTCTGCTTCCATTCGTTCAATTAAATCGCTTGCTACTGACATTTTTAATCTCCTTTTGCTTATTAGTTGAGTAATATAACGGCCAGAGTTTACGCGATCGCGGGTTGGCCGTATTGCGCCGCTATCGCAGTTGGGTTGTAGGCGAATTAGCTATGAGGTATGGCTTGATAGCTTTTCGCGTACAACGGGTTGTTAGCTGGCGCGTTCTGTGACTACTGCTTCTGGTGCATCTTCAACACTACCGTATGATTCTACAATGTAATCAAAAATCGCATCAATATCATATCCTTTTTCCAGCAGGACAATAGCATTTTTTAGTTGCTCTTTTCCCATTTCAATTTGTACAGGATGCGTAGCGTTGATGTTATGGTCTGCATTTTGTAAAACTTCCAAAATTGTAACGCTCATTATTCCACTCCTCTCTAGCGCGTAGCCAGCTAACAATTCATTGACCGTAAATATACCTCATAACAAATTATGAAGCACAAAAGTTAGAATCTCTTTTGTACTCTTTGCTTTTTTCTGCGCTCGTTTCGAGCGAGCTTTTTGCATTTTTTTGTGTGGTATAGCTGACTGTCCCACTTCGGGACGAACCATACGTTGCAGTCTCTCCATTTACACTTGCGTGGTTTACCGAGGATGATTGAGCCAACCGGAAGTTGGTATTTACTTACCGTATTTTCAACAGCAAACCCATCGGTGAATACAATCTTTGGAGAGTAGCCTTCTATCGCTTGTTTTAATTGCGCTGGAATACGACGAAAGCCTTTGTCCCCGTTTGCTATACTCCTAATGTACCTCGCTGTCCATGCTTTATCTCTCTTTACTAAACGGGAGAGATTGTCGGCGAGTTTTTGCCAATTAGCAATAACGCTTTTTGCGCCAAACTCGCTGTAATAGAAGCGCAGAAGTTTCGCTCTTATTTCTGCCATCTCGAAAGAGTCTACCGTTTCGAGTTGGCATTTTTTGCAAAGTCCATCTTGGTTCAGCGCTGTGTTTTTGAAGCACTCTTTACACTTTCCAATCACTGTATTCATGTGCTAAGTATACCATGATGGACTATTACGCACAAATTCTACTGCATACAGTGCAGCGGGCTAATGTGTTGTTTTGAGGGCAAACTAGCGGTGTTTTATGTTACTTATTTAGCTTTGGCGTCAAGAATATAGAGACTGCCATCTTTTGAGCTGGAACGAATTTCTATAACACTTGGGTCGCCGTCCTCTACGAGTTCAATGGCCTCTCCTTCATTGCTGGCGAGAACCTCGTATGTTTCCGCGAGGGTTATTGACCTGATGGCGTTTACAACGTATATGTCTTTGTCTTCTTCTTTCGCGTTTAGGCTGTCCGCAAAGTCCTCGATAAGCTCAAAAACGGATAAACCGCGTTTGTCTGCAACGTTAATCAGCGTAAACCATTGCTCACGTGTTAATGGGACGGTCACGACAAATTTCTTTTTACTCATGTGTTCTCCTTTGAAAGTTCCCTAGATTGGGGAAGTTTGGTATATGGCTGTACTTTTTTCGGTGGGTTGCGTATGGCGAATACAACCGCCTTCGGCACCATAACGCAGTAAAAGTATATGCTATGTAAAAGATTCGAGATAAGCAGCATGTGCATTTCCTCTTGTTATTCGCGACTTGTTATACGCCCCGGTTTCTCGCCGAGATGGTATCCGTATATTCGTCTTGTGTAGCTTCTTCGGGTGATTACCCTCCACCGCACTTGATATAATACTTGATAGGCCGCTGTCTCTAGGACAGGCAGGTATATTATTATCCCGCTATACCGACGCATAATTGTTTGCTAGATAACTATTGCGGAAGTCGTTCCGATTATTGCTTCGAGTAGCGCATCTGCTTCGTTTCTTTCCTCTGGGGACTGATACTCAATGTAAAATCCCCATCCTTCGCTACCTCCTATATCTTTACGGTCATTGCATAGCAAGGCTTCGTATGCTTCTTCTGAAACGTGATGTTCTATACCGGACTTTTCAACGTCGCCGTAAAAACCGCCACAAGAGTCTTTGATTTCCCCATTGTCGTCTTCGATGGAAAACCAAAAGACATTCCCGGTGAAGTAGTCGTCCCATGTTTCGACAAACGACTTCATCATTTGGGTAAACGTCTCTCTCATTTTCTTAGAAGCGCGTTTTGCGTTGAAGTTGTTACGAATATCTTCTGGTGAAGCATACAACCAGCCGAAAGTTCCAGAGTCCCACACATCGTTATACGGATAACCGTACCCGGTAGAAAGCGAAATTCCTCCGTGCATATACGCTCTTACGGGGACAACAACATATCTTTCAACTTCAAAGAATTTACCCATTGCGTCTAAATCGTCAATACCGATCGGTTCACCGTCTTTATCGTACACGGAGTCGCCGTGCGCGTTTGTAACGTTACGCCTACTTGTATAGTAGTCTTTGTGGTTGCTGATAAAACGAAAGGGGTTGTCCCATTCGGTAAGCGGGTCTTCTGCGTACAAGTCTTGCTGAATAGTAAGTTTCATCTTCTTGTCTCCCTTTTAATTTGTTTAACTACCAATTACCGACGGGACTTCCACCCGTTGGTTTTACACCGATGCGGCAACTTCATAACCCGAGCCCGAAGGAGTTAAGTCTCAGGGTTAATCTCAACATTGTTTTCGTGCCACGAACCCCACCCGCCCGGAAGAAGAATAAACTTCCCCGTTCTCACTTCGTAACCGATGCTTGGCTGGTATGTTTCCCCTGTGTTGATATAGAGCAAAACACAACTGCCCCAATAGTAGCGGCGAAAGTAGCCGCTATTGCCGAGATACTTTTGATTGTCGAGGTATACTGTTTCAACTCCGTGTAAGCCGAGGATTTCGTTTATTTGATCCATCTGCATTTCTACTAGACGCTCTGGTGAAACGGCAACCGCCCAGTCGCCTTTTGGCGCCTTGCGTATAGCAGAAACGCTTGTTGGATTTTTTATTGTTTCTCGGATTTCCTTTGCTTGCCTTTTGGAGATACCGAGAGCTTTGGTTAAGGTTTTTACACTTGTAAATCTTTGGCTCATGGTTGCCTTCCTAGATTAACTCTACGCCATACTTGGCGTACACAATGTCACCAAGTAATAATCCGGCGTTTTCGCCTAATCTCTCGTTTGTTTCCTCAAACCAGACGAGTCGCTTGAGTAGAATTTCCATTTCGTCGGGGTGGATTTTACAGTGAAGTTTTCTTGCGATAACCTTGACATCACTGACTTTTTTGAGTGCGCCGATACGAGAAAGCACTTGGCTGCTAATCGTGTGATACTTCCACTTAAACGTGCTTTTGGCGAAAGCGGTCAGCCGAGAGTCAATATCAACATCAGCGATAATCACCTCTGCGTCTTCTGGGGTAAGTTCCATATTAAACATATCCATTCTCCAATTCGTCGGGAGTAGACCAATCGTCGTCATCGCAGGCGTTTTGTGTAATGCGCCCCTCTTTGCACAGAGAGTCCACGAAGTTATTCCACGCTTCTCGGCGCATTGGCTTGTCTACGCTGTATTTTCCGTCGCTGGAAACGTAATATTCGGCTTCTTTTTGAAGAATTGACGGCAGGATAGTTTCCTTGAACTCGGCTATAGCGTCATCCTTTGTCATAAATGTATCAGCGATGTGATCCTTTGTTGCAGACACAATTTCGTCTGACACTTGCTCAAAATCAATTTCACCTTCTTCGGCCCAGAAGTCATCAATAGCTTCTTGGATAGCGCTGTCTGGAATGTACTCAACGTCGCTGCCAAGTTCATCTTTAAGCCACTGTTGTAAAGCGTCAAAAGCGTCTGCGAGTATCATGAGATTTTTCGCGTGTTCTGTAATCTCATCCATAGCGCACCTCGAATTTAACTGTGTTGCCGTCAAAAGGTATCGGATCGTCTTTGCCAACTTGAACAAACCACTCAAAGTCCTTTTGGAAAACGGTGTAGTTTAACCCCATCATTTCGGCGAATTGGTTCATGCGCTTCTTTGTTGTTGGTGTTTCCCATCCACCCGTGTTGAGGATGACTTTACCATCTTCTATTCTCGCCACGACTGTTGAGTGATACGTCATTGCGCTATTCGTTACTATTGTGTGTACCATTATTCTTCTCCTTGAAATTCTGATTGTAATTCTTGAATTACGAGACGCTGGCAAACATCAGGCAATTCGCTAAACGTGATTAACTTACCGAGATGGTGATTGTCGCCACCGATTTCCAAACCCTCGCCATGTTGCCAAAAGCCTTGCGGGTGAGTTGGGTTTACACTTGCGGCAACATAGCTTCCATCTGGGTAAATAATAGTGTAGCGGTCAAATGTTACACCGCCGTTATCCCGAATTTCTACATTGGGTTTAAACTCAGTCAATGCAACGGGACTCCAAACCGAGTTCCACTTTGAGCCGCATCTATCGCAGTGAACTTTTTCAAATGCAACGTCTGCGCTTTCGTAAGTAATTGTAGTAAAGCTCAAATCGTCGTTATCGCTTCCGCAAATTGGGCACACTGTGCCGTTCGCGGATAATTCGTCTAAATACTTCGGGCCGTCTTTACTCATCTTGCGCCTCCTCTGCTTCTTTTTGAGCGCCTTCCCGTAAGTCGTTTAGGGCGCTCTCTGTGGGCCAGTACGAATTGATAAAGCCGTTGTCGTCCTCCCAGAGGACGAGCCATAATTCTTCGCTGTACTCGTCTAGGCCGTATACAATTCCCGGTATAAGGCTTTCCCACTCTGCCAACTCAAAAACGAAGTATTGGGTGTCTACATCGTATATTTCTTCGTCGGCTACACCTTCCAAGCTAACATCCCAGAAGAATTTTACAATGAAGTGTTCGCCTTCAAACTTTCCGGGCGAAGTGATTATCCCGTACTCATCTACTTTGTTTGATAGCAGGGCATCAATGTATTGCTTGCCCCATCCTTCTACCAGTAGTATCGCTTCTTTTTGTTTATCCATCGTTTTCTCCTTTTTGTGGTTAATTTACCCGGCTCCCCATTTTCCCGGACTTGCCACCGGCCTCGGTTGGGTTAGGGTGGGGATGACCAGTCCCCACTATTTAATTATTGGATTGCGTTTAGTGTTATTTCATCTTCTGGCCTCGCTTACGGTTAATCGCTCGCGCTTGCTTGCGCTGTTTGTTTTTGCACCGACGTTGACTTACACTACGCTTTGTGCGCGTGTTGATACCGACGCCTGAGCGATTGAACAGGGTTTTTTCCTTTTCACCCATGCGAGCGGCTAAAACCGCTAAAGCTAATTCAACTTGATTCATGTTTACGCTCCTTTAGGATATTTGCGATTGTTTCTGCCATAGGCGGAATTTCCCCAGTTTCTTCTAGGACGCGCCAGCAAAACTCAACAAGTTCGTCTTGCGGGACACGAATGTTTCCAGTCGCTATATCTCCCTTGCTGGTAATGGCGTAAATTTCGGTTACATCTTTATCCCAAATTTTTGCGCCGATACCGGCTGTTGTTATCCAGCCGTTTCGTAGATTAGACGACAGTTGCTTTTGTTCTGGTACATCTACAACAAGGGTTAAGTCTTTCGGGTTTCTGCTTATCATTTTCTTCTCCTTACGCAATCATTTTGCCAGAAAAAGCGTGACGGTTAGCAGAGGCGTCTTGGCCTTCAAAGTGTCGCCAGTACAAGTCGTATCTATCCGACTGTATCCGCATTACATGCCCGGCGCGTTTTGGTTTAGGTAGCCCAACACCGTCAGCGTAATTACCGTCATAGTCTAATCCTCCACGAAACATGGAGTATTCATCGTCGCTCATAACAAGAATAAATCCACCGATGGCAAATCCTGGTTTCCCGTCGGCTGGCACATAGACAACATGCTCATTCTGTTTCAGTAGCAGGAAAATGAGTAATTCGTCAATCATGCTGCGGGGTAGTTTGAAGCAATAGCCGTCTTCTGTTGACCAGCCATCGCGTTTGACAAACTTGTCGTTCACGTAGTGATAGGCGGACATCCTGTTGACATGATATTTGCCGAACTCGTCTACACCCCACCCGTTAAAGCCGGAATGGGTTAGTTTCATACCACCGAGGTATTCTTCTACAAAGGGGGCTGCCGTAGGGGAAACATCGGTGTCAATTCGAGTACCCATATTGCAGCCTTCACCAGAAAGCATGTTTATACCGAGCTTCCTTAGTTCGTTACTGTAGTCGCCTTGATTTATTGTTCTCATTATATCACCTCCGTCGGGACAATCTTAATGGTACTTCTGGTGTTTTTTCGCAGCTTGTCAGCCTTAATCCACCGTTGCAGGCTTTCGAGCCATTCCTCGGCTAAACTTTTCATCATGGGAGGGCCGATAGTTTGGCTGTCGATCTGAATTTGCCAGAACGGATAATACCCTTCCTTTCTGACATGGTGGCCTTTTGAGTCGCCGACCTTATTCCATCGGGCTTCTACACCGCCGCTTGTTTCAAGAATGAATTTGGCGTACCCGTCTCCGCTCTTGTCGCTGTCTTCGATGAGGGCAGAGGCGAGAACGGGAATATCATCCCACTCGCTGTAGTCATTCTTTTGCCGAACTTTCACTTGAATCGATACTTTTGGTTCGTTCATTGTTTTTGTCTCCTTTTTTGTGTTGGTTATGCGAAATGTTTCACGCGAGCCGGACGATTGAACGTTTCCGAGTGAAATACGTTTATACCAATCGGAGCGCCATATTTGTCGTTATGACGTTTTACGGCTTCTGCTTCCATGTGCCGCAATTCGTCATGTGTAAAGTAGTCTGGTTCGCCGTTTTTCCCGGTTTCCCCCCACGCATAAAAGCTACCGCGAAAATAGTTTGTAGCGAATATCCACTGGTCTTTTACTCTTTCGTGTATATGTTTTCGTTCGTGGAGCAATTGAACACAGAGTTCTATTTTGTCTTCCATTGCTTCTTTTCTGGTTTTATTTATCATCTTGTCTCCTTTTTGAAAGTTCCCCAAGTTAGGGAAGTTTTGAATAACGTCTAACAAAGCCGCATTAACCGTATTGATTAACGCGGTTTCGTTAAATGTCATTCAGTTTCAGAGTGGGCTTTCGCCATCGGCGATTATAATGGCGATGATAATACAAGCGATTGCAAAAACTATTAACATGCTATTTTGTCCTTTTTTGATTAAGAAGGTGGCGCAACGAGTGAGGCTCTATTTACTATAGCGCCGACCTCTTTCGTTGCGCCCATATAGAGGCGCTTTCTGGTTTAGATTAAAATAGCATCTTTAGCGCGCAAACGGGTTACAAGCCCTTTGTCTCTTTCGAGTGGATACGCCGATGATGACTGTGTTGCCTCCTCAGCTCGCGTGAGCTTTATATTATTTAGTTTGTACTACAGTCTCAATCTACCTTCGAGAGATAGACTGAAAGCGTAAAACAAACCGCAGTCTCATTTAGAGGCGATAGCTCGCTACCCTCACCACTAACGCAGGTGACGCGATACTGCCAGAAAGCGTTTAGTTTGACTCCACCTGAAACACGTAAGGACAAAAACATCCGTCAACATAGTTGACTTCGTATTTAGTCCCTTTGTGCATGAAAACTCTATACGGGTCCGGGTCTGCGTTATCGTTGACGTATTTATATTTTGGGTGAAAAGACGTAATAAAGCCCGCCTTTTCAAGCTCTTTTAACAGTTTAGCCGATGTTATGACTTTCATGTTTAACTCCACAGTATCTCTACCACGAATTTAGCTTCTATCAATCCGAGGGGGTAGACATCGCGCAGCCCTTTGATACGCGATATTTTGTTTGTATAATCGAGGCCGTAGAAATTCCTTCTTTTTTGCGCCTGTCTAATCGCTAGGCGTAGGCCATCTTTTGAGAAGAAGGTCTTATTGCAAAATTCGTCAAATTCTCTCAAATACTCAATCGTTTGAGGCCAGTTAAGGCTAATGTTATGCACAAGGTAGTTTCGATACGCGCCCTCGAAGTCAAATATCTTCACATTCGGGTGGCTTTTAAGCGCAAAGTTAATAGACTGCTGTAATTGCACTAATTGCTTCTTGGTTAAAACCAATACGGCGTCATCGCTGTTCCCGTCATCTTTATCCACGAATAAACTACCGCTTTTGTTGTATCCTATTTTGAACATGGTACTCTCCTCGTGTAATTACAATGTAATTACTTTTGAATGGCGATAACTTCCCCATTGTCTCCCCAGAAGGAGACAATGACCTTATCGGTATTTTTGTCATAGTTGGCAACTAATGTGTAATTGTCAATCAACTCCACGTCAAAGCTATCCTGGACGCTTTCGGCCGCTTTAGCGCCTAAGCGCACAGCAGCCGCGAATAACTCATTGCCGTCAAGCGCGTATACTTTCCGCGCTTTTTTGTTGCTTATCATCTTTTTGAAATTTCTTTTGTCCATTATCTATCACCTTACTTTTTGATTTTATGACTTTTTGATTTTATAATGTCCGAAACGCGGCATGGTCGCCGAAATTTGGGATATTTGGGATATTGAGAGGGTTGTATTTGCCGAAAACTCCGCCCCGTCCCACTATTTCCCCCACTTTACCCCCAAAAACGGCCTATTATCCCACGTTTTGCCCCACTTTCGCCTTGTTTTGGGGCTTTCGGTGGGAAATGGTACCTTTCTCCTAATATCCCAAATTTTATCCCAAATTACTTCCACGCGGGCCGACGAAACAGCACGATTTTTTTGACGCCTTTGTGATTGCAAGAGAAGTTAGCTGTTACGACTTTCTCGTTGCCGTGCCGTATTTTAGCCAGTTCTTCTAGGCTAATGCGAACGTGTTGGTGGCCGAAACAGCGCTCCCCTCTTTTGTTCACAACGGGGCATCTTATGATATTTACGCCTGCGTTCGCGTTTAATCTGAGTGTTTTTGACATTGTTTTTCTCCTTTTAATTAGTTTTAGCGCCCAACTTACGCGCTATTGCCCGCCAATAACGGAATCGAACCGTTATCTTTCGGCGTCTAGTTTCGCCAGACTCTTCCAGCCTAGCGGGAAACAGAGCGTAAATTTGCTTGTTTCAAAAGTATCGTTATAATGGTAACTGCGTTCCGTAGTAATGGTACTACACTTATCGTTATAACGCAAGAAAGGAGGGTAAAATGAAACGCCAATGTGATTATTGTGGTAAAGTTTATGAAGCAAAGACAAGCCGTTCCAGGTTTTGCCGCCCGGCTTGCCGTGTTCATTTTAGTATTGCTAAAAACTCGCCGTTGTATAAGGAATTGCTAAGTAATCAGCAACCACAAGTAAAGCGAGTAATTGAAGATGATTGCTGCGAAGAATTGGCCGCTCATGAGCAAAATATGGCGGCTTTAAGAGAAACTCTGATAAGTCGGTATCCTGGGTTGCTGGATGACTTATCAGAGTTTTTTGGTTAGTTACTTCCGGGATTCCACCAAACTTTCCAGGAAGCGTATTGCCTGCCGTAAATGGCCGCCGGATCGGTAAAGCATTTTTCAATGGCTGCTTTTTTAATGGTATTGTGGTAGTCATCGTCAACTAAGTCAGCCGTCGCCAAGTTTTTGGCCGAAAGGCGGGCATGCACTTTTCAAAACCGCGATTCCCCGGATTTCCCCCGGAATCGCGCGGCCATGCATTTTTAGCGAAGTTCTATAAACTTGTCCATGTCCTTGCAGATAGCGCAAATACTTTCCCCGTTTTTGTATAGCGAGGGGATGGCGCAATCGGCGCATGTTTTTTCTTTTGGATAAAATTCTTCTTCCCATCCCTTATAGTCACCGATAAGGATGAAGTGCATTTTACCGCCGCTTTCATCCTGCGTGATGCTCCCGATGCTGTGGGCGTCAAAAACGGCTCTTGCGCCGTCCCTTGAGGGAGAGATCGTCAAATAGTCAGAAAAATCGCCATGTCATTCTTGCAAGAGGGCGTCTTCATCCTCTCCTATTAGCATATCCCCTAAATAAAGGGGAACATGGGCGACAACAGACTTTTCTAAGTTGTCTTCAAGTACTTTCCGTAACTTATTGCCGCCGTCGCCTTTTTTCCAGATAGTTTTCATTTTTGTGACTTTCATTTTTAGCTCCTTTTGAGTAAGTCGCTCGTATAGGCGGCCATGAGTATATGGCCTTCCCCTTGCCGCCCAAAAAAACGAGAAGCAAGGGGAAGCCACATGCTGGGGCATGTGGCTTTTTATTTGGCTGCTTGCTTCGGGTTATTCATTCCAAACTTGAAGCAAGTTAAACATTTCATATTCGTTCACGAAATCGTTATAGTTGTGCTTTTCAATCAAGATACGTTTTTCCTCTTTTATGGGAAGTCGTTCTATCCCTTCCCATACCCCGACTTCAATATACCGAGTCGGATAAGTTTTGCTCATGTTGTGATTGTAGACAACTTCATGATAATCACCTATGGTCTTAGTACGGGTTGGTTGCCCGTACAGTAACGTCAATTGTTTTGTTGCTGATTTGTTTTGCGCTGTAAATGTCATTGTTCTTTCTCCTTTTTTGAGTTATTTGCTAATTGTTGCCCACTAGCAAGGTTAAATGACGGCTAGTGAGCAAGCATTAGAAAACAACCGGTTAAATGCGCTTCAAAAGTTTGGGCAAGACGTTGTTTCTGTCACAGTATACGCCGTTGGCTTGAGCAACCAGCGCATTAGGGCTAATGTCCTTTTTGGCGCTGGTACGTCCGAATCCGTCTCTATTGAACGCGGCGGCGCTTTCAAACAGGTCGGTAATGCCCAAAAGCTCCCAGTGTTTTTCAACCAGTTTGCGGAAAGAGTCGCTGTTGACTTCGGCAATATGTACCCATTTCCAGGAATTAACCTTCCCATCCTTGACACGTTCAAGTTGGGAAATTTTCACCTTGCCAGTCAATTCCCCTTTGTCATCAACAAGGGGTTCAAAGGTAAAGCCTTTATTACTCTTAGTGTTGTAGTAGGACACAACATAATCCAACTTTTTAGCACGTTCAATCGGCGCCCGCCCAAAATACTGAGTGGATACTTCCACAAAAGCGCCATTGCCAGAAAGCGTACCTTTTAAGCCGTTCAGTAGGTCGCTGGGCTTAAGGTTTTGGGCGTCAACTACCGCCTGGCTAAGTTCTGCCATCTTTGCCGCATTGCCGGGAATGTCTTGCGTGTAAGTCGGCAGGAATTCCTGAATGGCTTTTTGCGCGTCTTCTTGCGCCTGCTGAATTACTTTGGCGGCGTCGGCCTTTGCGCTTGCCATGCGGTTAAGCAGGGTAAGGACTTCCGGGCGCATGGCGATTTCAGCCAAGTACCCGACTAACTGCTTCCGGCTATTGTCAGATAGTTTTTTTACTGCTTCATTTTGGATGTTCATTTTTGTCTCCTTTTTTAGGTGAATAAAATTTGGCTGCACATATTTTCTATACCTTAGATTATACACATTTTGTGTCATAGTTTCAAGATGACAAATGTCACTAATTTCAACGAATTTTTTTGTGCAGATTGCACTACAATCCAGGCCAAAATAGGGGATAAGCCGGTTATTTTTGTGCATTATGTCTATTGACATAATTTTGTCACAAATTGACTATGACATTTATTATGTTGACTTGTGCAGTATGCACTATAAAAGACCTGGATATACCACACAATAGCCGGTTTATTTGTGCAATGTGCATAGAATAAGGCATTATGACAAGCAAAAGGATTAGTACCAGAGTACCAATTGTGCAAATAAGGGTATAATCTTTTTAGGTGTCAATCCTCTTGTGTGATATGCACAAAGATATGATGATTATGAGATATAATACTCTGCTTTGTTGTGTGATATGCACAAAGATGAAAAGGTATACTAGAGTACCTTGTTTTTGACTGGCAGAGTACCCTACTCGGAATTAGCAGCGCCGACTTGAAGCGTTATCGACTGCCTTCCCGATAATCCCATCCCCAATTCCCGAATAGAACATATATAACGCATAGCTTACTAAAACAAAAGAGAGATAACTGAGCAGGGCAGGGGGCTTTCGCGTCGCGGCTGGCAGTTTCTTTTACTGCCATTTCCTTTTATAAAGATAAAGAAGTTGTTTAATGTGAATATCTAATTTTTAAGGTGCATGCGTTCTACTTGCTGCAAGTGTGCTTATGCTCTTGATTGTTGGTGTATTTGGGGCTAATATACTGGGGTGTAGAGTTGCATATATATGATGGATGTGCTATAATACCTGTATTGGCAATCACGGTAGGAGAAGTAGGGTATGGAAAATACAAGGACTATCGAGCGCGTTGTAGTGTGGGTTTCGGCAGGGGTAACATCTTCTATAGCAGCTAAACTTGCAATTGAGAAGTACAAAGACATTTATCCAATAGAATTAGCAATATGTGATACTGGCTCGGAGGATGACGATAATTGGCGATTTATGGATGATTTGCAAAACTGGCTAAACCACAAAGTGACTGTTTTGAAAAATCCAAAATACACTGATACCATAGATGTTTACAGAAAAACTCGCTACCTTGTTGGGCCAATGGGAGCAAGATGCTCACTTGAAATGAAGAAGAAGCCAAGGCTGGCTTTTGAGAAAGTAGATACGGATTTGCAGATATTTGGTTTTAGCGTAGAAGAAAAGGACAGGCTAGAAAGATTTAAGCAAAATAACCCGCTTGTAAACATTGAATGTCCTCTTGTCGAGAGGGGTATATCAAAACCTAATTGTCAGGAATTGCTATTGCGTGAGGGTATAAAAAGGCCATCTGCATACGATATTGGTTTCAAGAACGCAAATTGTCTTAAGGCAGGGTGCGTTAAGGGGGGGATGGGGTATTGGAATCGTATTAGAGTAGTAAAACCAGATGTCTTTTGGACAATGAGCGAGGTTGAACGAGAGCTCGATGTAGCCATCTGTAAAAGATACGAAGATGGTAAAATGGTACGTGTATTTTTGGACGAACTACCTCCTAATGCCGGGCGGTACGATACCGAGCCGTCAATACAATGCAGCCTTTATTGTGGCACTGGTTTTTAGAGAAAAGGAAACATGATGACTAACTTTTCAACTCATTTAACCCGTTACGTTTGGTTTTATTTTAGCCGTGATAATCTTGGCTTGAAAGTGTCGGTGAAGTTTTTTAATCTGTTTATCATCATTCATTTGGCGCGGTAACAGGAGTGCGACATGGGCGACGGGAAAATCCATAAATCAATTCAATATTCTGTATGGTGTTACTCTTGTGATAATTTGTTAGATTACTCTGAGTTTGATAACAAGGCTGACGCTGAGGCGTTTTACCGTTGTCAGGGATGGCGCAAAACAAAAAACGGGTGGCAATGCGATAAGTGTATTAAGCAAGCTGTACTGAGCGGTAAGGTGCAATTATTTGCAAGATCAATGTATGTCAACGAACCGTGTCGAATTTGTGGCGAGTTAATCGAGCGTGACGATTTAGATGATGCGGTGTTTGCTGGTTACGATTCGAGTAATAAATCGCGGTCAGCGCATGGGGAATGTTGGCGACAGGGAAAGCCAAAGTCAGAATGGCATTTTCCTCAAGACGCTATTTGAAATGCTTATAGAGAAAGGAGTTTAAGATGACAAAAGAGTATACAGCTAGGACGGCAAAAACATATTCAGCGGATAGTGTATCGGCTACATGGAAACCGAATATCGAGAAAATGGGAATGGATAAGGATAGGGTGAAATTTATCCATCGCGTTTTAGATCAAAATGAAATAATCTTAGAGCAGAACGCCAAGTTACTTGAAATGCTCTCTAGCCCAACGTTTATTATTCGGGATTCCGCAAAACAACGAGAGTACAAAAAACCGCTATAGCAAGATGGAAATGGATAACTAGGGAGCGAGGTGTATATGCTATCATTCTTTCATACGCTTTACAAGAAAATTCAACACGGGAAAACGCATGAGTTTGACATTGCCCTACTAGATTGGTCTATCGGAGATGTCAAGCGTATGTTGAAATCCAATAATGTTGATGTGTGGAATGTTTTTGATTTCAACGGTAAGGTATTCAAGGAAAGCAAAGACGACATCTACTTATCCTTGACTGTAGCAAAATCACAGTCTTATTGGACGCAGTGGCTACTTATGGTGAATGGCATTAACATAGTCGCCGGCAGTATCCCTATTCCGCCGGGGCTCGCTGTGGCCTTCTCGAAACGTCAAATGCAAGGGCGTATTGGATTTGCGCGGTACGTGTTTAATAAACTCACGAAGAAAAAGAGGTATACTTAATGAACAGGCACGAAAAAGCAATCATCACCTTTTTGCGAACGCACCCTGTGGTATCCATATTCTGGGTAACTAAGAATCAGCGTAGAGCCGAAACAATTCAGTCCTTGCAGGATAGAGGCGTAATCCAGAGGGTAAAGAGTGACCCTAGGGATACTTACCCAAGATGCGTTTTTCTTGTTAAGGAGGAGTGCAAATGAACGGAGCAGCGAGCGTATTCTTCGGGATTATTTTAATAGCCGTGTTAGTATTGGCCGGTATTTTTGGTCTTGGTTATCTCAATAATACGGCTGCGGACAAGTATGCGGCGAGGGCGCATGAGGTGTATTCTCGTTATCAAGGAGAGGCGAGCGTCATTCGCGCCAAAGGTGACAGCCGCTTGGATAGCGCTCAGGCTTACAGTGAGCGAGTGCAGGCAAGTGCAGCAGCTTTTAGTGAACGTTCCTTGAGTGCGGCTCAAAGTTTTTCTATGGGGTTGACTTCTTCAACTCATAGCGTTGCCATAATAATGGCGCTGACATTGTTTGGGATTGGCGTTGTTGGAACAATCGGCATTGTCATTGTTGCGATTTTCTTGCTTGGGTTGTTGGCAAATGCCAGAAATAAATTGCCGCCTCCGACGCAGACGCTCTTTGTTTTACAGCCTGGGCAGTCAAAACGAGAGATGTACCAGCAAATCTCAGCGGCGTATGCTTTGCAAAGTCCTGAAACGCCCGGAGATACACGTCTGTTTTACAGGGGGTAAACTGTGGATAACGTTATTGTTACCGTCATAGCCGGTCTTCTTTTTTGCTGCGTTGTTCTTGGTGTAATCGGGGTTCGTGGTGTTGATAGTGCGGTAGAGCAACGAGAAAGCGCTCGTACTGTTATGAAAATCGCAGGGGAGAGAGGAGAAGAGAGTAAGCGTTTGGCGTATCGACAGTCGAGCAAGGATACATGGGAGGCGTTTGCCGTGCGTAGAAATGCCTTCCTGTTTGCGTTAGCAGATCGTTGGCATAGCTTTTCGCTGTCCGTTATGCTGCTTGCCGGGACTGTTATTGGCTCTATCATTTCACTTGGCACTATTATTCTCACCTACTGGGTGTTGTTAAAAACCTTAACTACATTGTTTTATTGGCTACACGAGCAGCAAAGACGCGCTCTATTGAATATTAAGCCGCATCACACTACAACTGTTGTTCGTCTTTCAGATACATTGGCATGGCGACAGCTTGGGTTGTTGCATAGTTCAATAAAGATGGTTTCACCGAAAACAAATGATGATAATTCTTAAGGAGGTTTTATGTACGCAAGTGACAGGAAGCAAGCTGTTCTTAACGCAATGAGTGTTGCTGCATCTGTCGGGGATGGTGAGGATTACAGAAGACTACAGAATTTATGGAGAAAAATAGTACAAGAAGAAAGAGAGTTAGAGGAAAAGGCAGAGGAAAACGAACATTACTTTGGATTAGATATGGCTGAGGAGGGGTAGAGTTGAAAGCAGTATCTAAAGCGCCTAAGTGGATTGAGGAAATCAATGCTGTTTTTCCACCCGGCGCAACCGTTGGTGTATCTGATATTCGGGAGAAGGTTTGGTTGGCTACGGAAGTTCATTCAATGCAAGCAGTTTGGTATCGCCTTCGTAGAATTAAAGAAGCTGGCCTGATGAACATAACTATAGTTAGACCAAAGAATGTAGGGAAGGGGAGAGGGGCTAGTAATGGAAACGGAAATGATTTTTTGGCATCGTCAGCCCCCTGGAAGGTATGCGAACTTGGTCGAGAATTGTGCCTTAATTGTCCATTGGATGAGTGCATATTGGATAACCCTAACCAACTAAAACCTTTTGGGTGTCCAGAGCGGCAACCGTCTTTGTCGAAGCGGTAAGCCTGTTATTTCCACTTACTTTTTATCCAACTCCACGAAATATCCGCGATAATATGCCATAGATCAGACCACGCCATTCCCAGAAACCACCACAGTATCCACACCGCCTTTAACTCAACCCCAAGCATTAACGCGACAATCCCAAGTAAAATCAATACAATAAGAAATCTCGGTAACGTCCCAATGACGGGAAGATGAGACATCCATATCAGATTAAGTGGATTTTTTGCTACATACCTCCAACTTGATTTTGTCAATCCAGACCTGTGGGAAATTGATTGCTGGTAGGATGAAAAGCCCAACATTTTTGCTAAGTCCGAGTTGTTTTGAACAATGTCTAGGTCAGGGTTGAGCGCCACCCAGTATTTACCAAGTTTCACTGACAGCGTGGAAGCAATTCCGCCAAGAAACGGAATGGCCGCATCTGCCCCAATCATAATTGCCGGTATCAGACTACTTGCTGTTAGTGCTATTGTAATCTTGGTATGTGTTGGTCTGTTTGGCATTATGTAGTCGCCGCACTCTTGAGAAGCTTACACATAGATTTATCAAGTTTTAGCATTGTTTGCAATAACGCCATGCCTTTACTTGTTTTGTACGCAAATTCAATGTTTATTTTTTTACGAATGGCATAGCGAGGGTAATCAATAAAGCCAGTTAGCCTAATCACTTCCTTATCCTCAAAAACTTTTGCTTGCCACCCGCAATCTGGGATAGTTTTATCAAAACCATTCTCTAGTTTGACAGCGAGCTCCTTTATTTTGTCAATATCCATTACCACCTCCTGTTTCGAGTTTTCTTTTCTTCTCTACTGCATCGACTACTGTTAATGCCTTCATTTGCTTCTCTCCTTCTTCTGAGTCTTTAGGTTGGTACACTCCGCCCCGCACTCCTGTTACTTTTTCGAGAAATGACTGAAAGGCTTCTTTAATTTGTATTATTATATTCTCATCCCTTGTTGCCTCCACAAATTCAGGGAGGAGCAATCTACGAGTAGTAGAGCGTCGGCCATCAATCGCCGCGATACCAGTCAACTCGATTAGCTTCTTTTTAACAAGGATGCCAGCTTGCCATTCAACTCCTGAAATTTCCTTGCTGAGTTTATCTTCTAGTTCGATAGCAAGTTTTTCAATTGTTCTAATGTCCACTTTTGCTCCCTCCCCATTGCATCGCCATTGCCTCCGCGATTCCCTTGTAGGTTACGCTTCTCAGTTTCCATCTATCTTTCGTTGGTGGCAATTTCCATATCCTTTGTTTCCTACCTGTAACAATGTTAGTTGGTACTAACGGCGGCAAGTTTCGTAGCCATAAACAAGTAGCTTTTTGCTCTCCGTGACCAAATTGCCAAGGCTGAATGATCTGGGTGTATTTTTCCCCAATTATATTTACAGCGTATTTGTGAGGAATTGGATTCTCAGCGGCCACCATTGGAACATTCGCGTTTAGTAGCTTTCTGGAAAATGTAGCCCCATCTTTCATTTTTTGCCAACGCCCCTCTTGCGTGTGTAGCCACCTAACTCCGCTGTTTGACAAATACGTACACGGGGGATGTGCTATCATTAAATCCCATCCGTCATCAAGTACATCTAAAACGTCCCCAACGATATGATTACCCGGAATTTCTGTTTCGAGTAAATCACAACTCCAAGCATCGTGTCCGAGCTTGGCAAATTCACTCCTTACTATCCCTGAAAATTCACATGCAACTAAAACCCTCATTACTCCTCCTCACTTTGTCAGCGACGGCGGCAATCCCTCTACCCATCTACCATCGTCGATGTACTTTTTTACAAGCCCAAATGCCTCTGCGTAGCTTACTGCCAGCTTGTGCGGTTGCCCTCTTTTGCTTGGTGGAATTAACGCACTCGCTGCTACAAAGTTTCTTTGCATACTCAGAGCATCCCCTTGCCTTATCCCGGAGCCGTTACCAGATAACTTATTAACACCCAAGAGAGATGCTCCCACTTCTTTATTTGCTATCATTTTCCCAAGAAATTCAAGCCTTGCGTCTCCTTGTATTTGGGTATCAAGCACCTTCTTTACGGCGCTATTGATTTCGTCGGGTAAGTTTACGAGGAAGGATTTACCGGAAATCAACCCTCTTGTTCCCGGTTCTTTCACTAAAAACTCACCGGGGTATCTTGGTAAATCTTTTTCCTTTGGCCTACTTCTGAATATCAATTCCCCCTGACTAACATCGTCTACCATAAAACCAATTTTGCGCGGCAAGTTTGATGTCACACCTCTCCCTATAATGTCAAACTTGGGATACTGAGTTGCTATAATCAGCGTCCCGCGAGAGCGTAATTGCATTGCCAACTTATCAAGGGTGGCTTCGCTCCAATGCCTGATTTGGGGGTCTTTGATAAAAGATGTAAGACTTGCAACCTCGTCGATAATAACAATAGCGTGCTTTCTCTTTGGCTTTTTGAGCAAGTCAGCCACTTCCTCAAGCTGCTCAATCGCCTTGTTAATTCCGCTTCCTTCCGCCGTGATGCTAAAGTAGCCTTTCACGACAGGCTTCCAGAGGTGCAAGTAGTCTTCCTCAACTCCCTTCAAGTCAAACAGGTAAACGTCTGCAACATCAGTAAATTCAACACCTTTTGAGAAGAACTGAACTAGCATCGAGTTGATGTAATTGGTTTTTCCACCACCTGTCAGTGATGCAATAAGCGTGTGATGTCTAAGGTAGTTGGTTTTGACTAATCTTCTACCACGTTTACCGCTTACAACCTCCATTGGCTTCAAACGATGAATTGATGCAGCTTCGGTTGCGTTTCTGGCGATCTTTGGTAGTTCTTTTGCTTGCATCGCTCTCTGGAAGCGATTCTCCTGAATCTTCGAGTAAATCTTCGAGTAAATTCTAAGCAAAATCAGGAAAACGCCATACAAAAGCGTACCAATCATAACGGAAGGCTTTATTCTGCCTTTGCTGATTATTCTAAATGCTGCTTCTACTAGAAGTGGGATTAACCACCACGAGGTTTGAACTTCCATACTTACCTAGCCCCGCTATTTACTTCATAAGTTTTTCATAACACGCCTTGATAACCTGAGCGTCCCAAAGCGCGTTGTGTTTTTTGTCCTTCATTTCTTGTAAGTATTCACCGTAAGCGAATTTTTCTCGACTAATGTCCGGGTCAATCCCCTTGACTTTGAACAATGTGGCAATGTCAAATGGAATGTAGTAGACATTTCTTGGAATATTAAAAGCGTGACCAAAGAGTTGATTGAACAAAACCCAATCATAAGCTAATGTGTCAGACCACATTTCCACTTCACCAAATCGCCCTAGCCACCAATTAAGCTTAAAGGCGACCTCATCTCGGCTCCCGACAAACTCGAAATTATTTGGATCAGCGGAAAATTCGTGGTCGAACCGCATCAGGTTGGCAATGACGTTGCTTTGTATCCAGCTATTAACTTGGTTCTGGTCGAAATCGTCACACTCTGCGTAAAACGTGCGCCCACACTCTGACACGCACCCAATACTGATGAGTGTTGTGTTTTGGTGCAACCCAGTAAATTCAGTGTCAAAAAAGATTTTTGTTCTCATAGTAACTCCTTATCCATTTACCGCTCTCTCGATTAAGTTTCTTGCGTAGTGCCTTGCCTCGTGCTTACTAAGCGTGCCGTCCTTCATCATCCTCCTGACTTCTCTTGCAATCTGCACTGTATCAGAATCGGCTTCATTCTTTTCCGCTGGGCTTCCTCTGGCGGATTTGATTGCAGCTTTTAGTTGTGGCGACATTTTACTACCATTGATATACGTGCGCCCTTGAGACGACAAAGTGATTTTTTTTAGATGTTCGCCTGTTATAAATCTCCAAATTCTTGCACTGAGTAGCGTATCTGTCGAAATATCCGGCGATGAACCTGAGATTGGGATTTCCTTGTCTCTCTGCCTAAAAGCTCCCCAAAATTTGTAGTAAGACCCACCTTTGTCACTAATGTACTCTGTAACAACATGTACTTCTGCTTTCCACTCGATAAATTCACGAACCATTGTCCAGATAAACAAGAGATTAAACAGAAGGCCATACAAAATTGATGGCATGTCGAGTGCGTTGGAAATATCCAACATTGCTAATGACCAAACCCAAATGTACAGAAATCCCTCAGCGAACTCCTCGACCATCTCATATTCAGAGCGACGAGTCCAGTATGTGATTTCCTCGTTTTCGCTTACTTCGTTTAGAACTTTTTCAGGCGGAGTCTTCATCTTCTGTACCACTCGTTAGCATTTCTTCTATTTCCTCGATTTCAATGGTAAAGGCTAGTAATCCGGTTAATGCAACGGCCAATCCATCCTCTTTTTCCCATTTATTGGGGTGCGTTATTGGGGAACTTAGAAATTCTCCGAATCTGTTATTGCCGATGTACTTGTCATTTTGCACTCTAACAACATTATCCCCAAGTGTAGCGTCTGCTTCGTATATTTCGGCTTCCAGTTTAAGTCTCAGAAGTTTCAATAACGCTGCTGTTTGTTTATTAGTCACCGATTAACTTCTTTACTCTCTCAAGTAGTTCCTCTTGCGTTCCAAAGTTTTCTTCCCACTTCTTTTCTCCGGCGTGAATAGCTACTCCATATCCGCCCGTTCTGTGATGTCGAGGGCAGAGCGGTATTGCGTTTTCGCTTTTAAGCGCCATCCCAGCGCCGGTCAAGTGATGTATCTCGGCGGGCATTTGACAAATAATACAACCCAACTCTGCAAGTTCGCTATAGTATTCTGCGGTTTCCCTTGTCACAGCCCGCTACTCCCAAACCCCTGCGCCCCTCTTTCTGTTTCTTGGAGCTTGTCAACTTCATTGTGCGTTACATCCACCCTTTTATGCCACAGGATTTGAGCGATACGTTGGCTTTTGTTGATGACCAATTCATTGCCGAAATTACCTCCAAGGTTGAGAATACCAATTTTGAGTTCCCCGGTGTATGTATGCTCGATTGTCCCGGGATGAACGAAAATTCCCCTGTTTAAGGAAAATCCACTCCTTGGCTTAACTTCATACCACAAATACTTTGGAAACGACATTGCAATTCCAGTAGAAACCCACATAAATCCACCAAACGGAATTACAGTTTTTTCTACAGCTCTTACATCATACCCAATGTCGCCTTTTCTCCCACGCGCTGGCATCTTTGCGTCTGGGTGCAAGAGTAGCACATTAACTTGCGGCAAGATACCGTCCACGAAATCAATTGAAGTGTCTAGCCCAGAATCTTGGTAAATCAAATTCCTGCCTATAGCTAGAGCGTCACTACCGTAGATGTGTATAGCTGCGGATTGTAAGTCATTTGTCATTTCTAAACCTCATTTTCCATACGCGAATAAGTCTCCGCTATTACAGCGTACCCTCAACTTTAGCTTGAGCTTTTCCTTTGATACTAGCAAGCGCACTTTACTTTTTTGTAAATCTGCTTCACCAAAAATATATGTTGAGTTGTGTGTTGGGTCGGGTATACTTTCCCACACTTCTGCCACCAACCTTGATTGCGGAGATGATTTTGCGTAACCGTACATTATACTATTACGGCTATAAACATGCGCTACAGCAATAAGTCCTAAGAATCCACAGTCCTCGAATGATGCTTCTCCTTCGAGGATTCTTGCAAGCTCAATATCCGGTGAACCCGCGCTTGCGGGATATATAATTCCGAAAAATAAGACCGCAATGATGAGTACAACGCGAAATTTAATAAAGAGATAACGAGTAAGATAAAAGCTGCTTCCCATTTTTCAACGAGACTCCCGTGCACCGAAGCAGGTGAAGCAGCGACTACAACGAACACTTGTACCAGCAAGTGAACCGCTATAGTCACTGCTTCTAGCCAGTAGTTTACCATAGTTTCTTGAAGGTAATGCCGGTATCGGTGACTGAGCGCAAAATCATACCAATCACCGCAACAAGAACTGTAACAACAGACGCAGATAGCGCCATATCAAGATTTACACCAAGTACGGCCAACAAAGATGCAAGCGCAGGTAGAAATTCCTCATTGGTGAAAACAGATTGCAGCCACACTAAAGCTGCAACGATGAACGGCGAAGCTGCGAGCGCCGCATTGAATATCATGGTCTTGCTTTTGTAAAACGGTTTCATTTGGCCCTCCTAGACCTGTTTCAAAATAATTTTACTTGCGTCCCGCGACTTCACACCGGGGCGCATTTTTGGAAAATCAATATACCCATTATCCTTTAACTTTTTGAGATAGTGGGCAATCACGCTACTCGAAATTGACGCATCTTGTCCAAGCACCATCGCCATACGATGTCCCATTTCTCTAATTGTCAGAGAAACTTGCGGCTCTTGTGTTTTGTACTCGGCGAGTAGGATTTTATACAAAATCTCCCACCGTTTGTCATTCTCGTTAATAGTCAATTCTTGGGTGTCCAAATTTGTCATCATCTATCCTTTCAAATTTCCAGAAGTGGGGCAATTTTTTACCGTGTCTCCCTATTGCCTCTCCTCGATTATTGTGCATTTGCCAACGCCTTATCCACCCCCTGCGCCAACATCTTCTTAGCCTCTGAGAAAGAGTTTGCTGCGCCATGTTGTACTTTGGGCAAATTAGAGCCACTATTTTCTTTGACTCTACAGGTTTATCTCCGTATTCGTTGATAACCTCTTGCGCTATTTTTATCAACCAATCCCACTCTCCTCTAGTCCCCGCGCTTTCCCTCCCTTTGAAATGCGTTCTTCGTGGGCGCTCTATTCTCAAGCGGTATTCTTCATCTGGAATTTCCTCAACGAGATTACCCTCGTAATCCTCAACAACCTCGATCTTGTTTCGGTATCTCGGTTTTACACGAATGTACTGCTTCCTAAACTTTTTGGTTGGTATCCAAATGTTGTCGTCGCGCGCCTGAATACTATCGTCAAAATCTAGGTTAATGTCTTTCATTTTCGGGTGGTAATGAAATTGATGTTTGGATTTTGATACAAAAGAAGTTTGCGCTTAATCTTAAATACCTCTGTTTCAAAACCCTTAAAATCCTCAACAAATGTGAGTGTACCAGAGGTGTATCGAAAATCAGCAGAGTACGTCATCGCCCTGTACTTCTTCCCTCCATGCTCGAAAGCCGGAATGAGCGTAAACTTTGGTTGCAGTTCGAGATTTGAAATTGCGCCAAGCTCTTGAAGTTCTTTGAGCTCCAAGTACCTATTTGCTTCGCCCTTGCTATCAAACTTGATACCGTCAACCACTGTCTTGGTTGCGCCAAACTTATTCCTATTTCGCTTCACCGGCTTGCCACCAAAAATGTCAGGGTTTAGCCTTCTTACGTCGTCGCTTACGTTCCATCCATCCATAAAGTGATTGTAGCACACCCTTTCTGTTTTGTCAAATTCAAAGGTTGATTAACATTTTAGCAACCTTGATTTGAACTTTCGGTAAAATTAGTGTAAACTCTATACCATGACGAAACAGAGAGTTGTGCATCGCAGAGCGGCGAAAACAGCCGTACAAGACGAGCATGTTGACATTCTAAAGGAATACTACTTAGCTCACCCCGGATTAACATTTGATAAACTCTCTCGAAAGTCCGAAGAGTTAATTGGTACTCGTGTTGATACCGATGTTATCAAAAAACTGTCATGGGAAGACCCTGACGGTCGTTGGAACGAGCTTCGTGAGAGAGTTGAAGAAGTCTTGTGTCCTCACTGCGGCGAAGATATAACACATTTATTTCGTCTTAGCGCAGACGACGCGATGCACCAAATTCGTCAAGTTACACGCTATCTCTACGAAGACATAGAAAGAGCAAGAGAGGAACAGCGTAAAGTTGATGCACAACAAATTAAAATGTGGCTCGAATTACTTGACAGAAGCGGGGTAAATTTCCAACCTGGCTCCGCTAAAACATCAATGGATGAGGTTCTCGATATAGTTGACAGCGCAATGAGGAACAATGAGCGTTAGGCTTCAACCTTGGCAAGTTGAAGAACTTGCTTGGTGTAGAAAAGACCCTAGATACTTTATTGAAAACTACTGCTGGGTAGAGAGAGAGGCCACAGCAGAAGTCCTTCCGTTTATTCCATTTCCATTCCAAATTAAAATTTTAGAGAGTTTGCAAAGAGGCGAAAAGATAGTTGTCCTCAAGTCGCGGCGAGTTGGCTGGTCTTGGATTTTAGCAGCCTTTGCTGCGTGGCTAATCAACTTCCAGAAGGGGATAAAAGTTCTTTTGTTGTCAAGAACGGAAAATGAAGCCATTGCAGTTTTGGATAAAGTGAAGTTTATTTTGAACAATCTTCGCCACCATGACAGCGATAATTTCGACGAAGCAACACCAGCCCCCTGGCTTCGAGGTACAATCATTGTTTCCAATAAAAGTCAGCTAACAAGAGGGTACAATGACAAGTTCGGTAGATTATCGAACACGTCAACTGTAGTTAGCCTGACGAATACAGACCAGTCAGGGCGTGGTAAGGGTGCAGCTTATCTCTTTCTCGACGAGTTTGCGTTCTATGACCATGATTGGATTACATGGCGAGCTATTTCAAAAACAATTATCGGCGGTGGCACTTGGGCTGTTGGAAGCTCGCCGAACGGAACAGGGAATAAGTTTCACCAGCTTGTTTCTCAATCTCAACTTGGCGAAAATATTGACGATAACGGGAATAAACTTTGGGAGTACCTCGAAGTTCACTGGTCAGACTCGTGGCTCACAAGGGAAATGGTTGAGGCTGACAAAGCATCGTCCGACACCGATGATGCTGCCCAAGAGTGGGAATTGCAATTCCTATCGTCCGGTAATGTTGTGTTTGACCCCACCCATCTTGCTAACTGCTACAAACCCATTGAGGAATATCCAGAACTTGCAGATGAACTTGAAAGCTATAGAAATCAAGTCGGCAACGGAACTACAATGTACTACTCTGGCGCTGATACAATGCAAGGAAAGCTACACAAGAAGTCTTCTGAAAAAGATTGGCACTCATTTACAGCCTTAACGGATAGCGGTATTCAGGCTATGCACTACTATTCGCAAGAGTCGCTAAACGAATGGGCTGGATACGAAATTGACGATCCGTCAACGGGCGATTTGGTAAAGATTTCCGGCAAGCTATCAGCTTTGCATAAAGAGTTCCCCGGTATACTCAAAATAGAGGAGCAAGGTGGTGGCTCTGTAGCGTATGACAATCATGTGCTTCCAGATGACTTCTACAGTGAAGTAGAAATATTCCAACAAACCCAAAAAACAAAGTGGGGCGGTGTTCAGCGGCTAAAGATTGCCATTGAAACGCACCAGATTGTCATTACAAGTTTGAGAACGTACCAACAATTGCAAGTTTTCCAAGATAACGGGCCGGGCGCAAATCGCTATACCGCACCTGCCGGATACAACGATGACGATGTTCTAAGTCTGATAATTGCTCACGAAAACATGCTCGAAAACGGTGGTAAGGAGTTTTCTTGGGGCGCAGATGCTACCAAGCTAAAGCGCGGCTCGGAAACAGGTAAAGTTACCACTACGAGAATAGACGTAACTCAAATGTACGGCCCGATGGCGCAAGTTCCCGAGTTGGACTTTAGCAAGCGTATGGCAGATGAAATAAACGGGCCGGGAAGATTAAGCGTACCAAAAATAGCTATGCCAGTCCCAGATTTTGATTTAATGAGGGAAATGGGCGTAAGTTCAGGTGAACCTTATGACAGTATGCCAAAGAGAAGGTTGCGACAACCCGCTTAAGACGGGTAGAAAGTTTTGTTCAGCAAAATGCTCGGCAAATCGCAACAAGCCAAAACCGAAAATAGAGGTTGTTTCACAGGGTAGTATTCCAGATGATGTTGTTAGTATGGTTGAAAGCGTCACGGGTAAGTCCCCTGAAATGCTGAGAATGATGGAGCTTGTCGCCGCAGAACAGAAGGGCGATGTGGTAAAAGTTCCAAGCCTTAGCACAGTTCGCACTGTTGGCGAATGGGTGCTATCTTGGGATGGCAAAAAGGAATACAGACCGGATGACGCTTTGGCTTACGAGACTATTGACAAAATGGCCGAAAATGGTGTAGTGAAGTTTGCCACTTATGTCAAAAAAGCTGGCGCATTGGCCCCGTTTAGAAGTCAGAGAACGTGGCGTATTTGGTCTACAGATGACCCCCTGCAACGCGCAACAACCGCCGCGATGGACAGAATTATTTTCAGAATGATGTCCAATGCTATTGACTCGATGTTTATTTATGGTAACTCAATTCAAGAAACTGTGTTTGCCAATATGACATCTTACGAGCTTGGGTTGTCAAAGTCTCGTTCGGCGCGTGAAATATGGACAATGCCGAAACTCCCAAAACAGGTTCATCCTGCCACAGTTAGCCATATTCGGCGTACAGCTAAGATGAAGTTTAACGGCTTTGTGCAAAAACCAAATAGCGCGGGATTTCACAACGAAATACAAGTACCAGTACAAAATTCACTTGTACTTGTCAATGAAGAAAAGTTCAGAAGTATTTGGGGGACATCATCCTATGAGGCTGTTTATCCTTTATGGTTCTGGTACGAGGTTGTCATTCGCTCAATGGTAAGATACATGGAGAGGATGGGGACGCCGGTCACGGTTGTAACTGCCCCATCGAAAAAGATGGTTCGTAAACCCGGAACAACAGACCTGGTTGACGCTATGGTGTGGGGTTTGGCCGTTGCCGGAAACGCCGGTGTTTCGTCGGCCCTTGCGCTTCCATCAGATATTGACCCTCACAGCGGCAAGCCATTGTGGGACATAAAGTATCTGACTGCCCAAGAGCGCAGTCAGCCATTCATTGATGTACTTGAGCAGCTTACGCAAATGATACTCAGGTCTATGATTATTGCAGACCGCGCAGTGTCGAAGGATAGCGGCACGACAGGTTCTTACGGGATGGCGGAAGTCCACGCTCGCGCCAACTCCATTCAAAACCAAATGACAGTTGCGGGAATTGTTGGTAGCCTGAACGATTACTTCTTCCCATGGATAGCGAAATGGAAAAGAGGCGCAAGTCCGCCCCCGCTTAGATTTATGACGCAAGGACAAGATGTTCAAGATATTGATATGATAACCAAGTTGTTCGGCGTTGCCGGAAACTCTCCGTTGGCACAGGATGCACTCGGTAGAGTGGATTATGAACGCATGGCAATTGATGCTGGCATCGCATTTCTGGATGAAGGGCAGTTTGATCGCAAGAAAAAGAAACTCGAAGAAGAGTCGTTGGCAAAACAAGAAGCTCAGATGAAGCTCAACAAGAAATTCGCGAAAGATGAGTCTCCAAATCAAGGGGCAAAATCTAGCACGTCTCAAATCGAAAAGGGCAAAGTTGACGATGCTAAGAAAGCAGAATTTGACTACGAAAAACTTGCCAAGCACCTACTAGACAGAGGAGCGTTGCCGCTCATTCTTAGCGAAAGCGACATTAACAAACTGCGTACAAGCAGCCCAATTAGACTCGTCGGCGATGATTGGGAGGAGGAAAAGGTTGTCAGGGACGCAAGTGGTAGGTTTGCTAAGAAGGAGGGTAAAAAAGAACCAAATCCTAGCAAGAATATCCCAGAACAAGATACACCGCAAGGCTTGCTTGAGGGCATGGGCTTGAATAAAGACGAGCTTGCTTTTAATTTGAAAGTTATTGCTGATGCAAAGGGTTACGAATCTGTTGACGCGATGGTTTCTGATATTGAAGCCTTTGTTGCGGAACTCGGAATGACTGGCTTTCAAGATACAACTGGAAAATTATCATCAGATATGGTATCGTCTGGACACTACGACCCGGATACAGATACCATTACGGTAAATGAAAAGCTAAAGGCTGCGTTCTTGCAAGGCAATCCTGTCGCGGTTGATTTGGCGCTTCACGAGTTTGCCCACAGCAGACAAGAGGGAAACGGAGAGTCCCCTGTAGAAACAGAAGCAAGGGATATGGACGAATATACAAAGCAATTTTCTCATTACAACGAAGGCCAAAACGAATTGATGGCTCGCATCTTGATGAGTAAGTATTACGATACCCCAATAACAGACCCGTCAAAACAGTACGGCGCAGCGGCCCACGCAATGATGGGATACGGAGAAAATAAGTGGGACATTAACGCCTATGATACTTATACTGGTATGTGGGCCGGAATCGCACAGGCGCATGAACAAAAGACCGGAGAAGCTGCTGTTGATTTTCTGTACAAAGAGCATGATAACGGAATGAGTAGTACGCACGCAGAAAAAACAATGAGAGACTTGTTTGGTGACAGGATGAACGATTACGGCAAGCAAGACGATGGTAGCTGGACATTTCCCGACTACGAAACCACAAGGGATTGGCTAAACAAGGATTATGGAATTACAAATTTATATAGGAGCATAGATGATGTCGTCAAACAAGGGTACGAAAAAACAGACTGGTAGTTTTTTTGGAGATGCAAGTGTAGAAGATGTTAAAACTGCATTACTAAAATCGAGAATCGAGAAAGGATTCAAGAAAAATGACAAAAAGTCCGGTAAGTAAAAATGTACTACGGGGGACAGTATGACGACGGTAAATCCAGACGATTACATTCTTTGCAGAAATATTCCAGTTCGTAAAGCTCTAATCGAAGAGTACAAGCAAAAGCACGGGCAACTTGTTGAAGATACAAGAACATTACTCAAATTAGACGCTGGCCTCTCTGAATTTCGCAAGAGAAACAATGGTAAAAGTCCAACTGTAACAGAAGGGGATGATGGCTACTATTATCTCTTTGAGCATGTCATTGTACCAGTAAGTCTTTATCTTAGAGGCGGAAACTTTAGACACAAGGGCCACGAATTACCACTACTGGACGGCGAACTACAAGTGCCGGGAGATAAGCCTATTTGGTTTAGAGTACCAAAGAAGTTTGTTGTAGGGAGAGCAAATTGAAAAAGAAAATTTGTATGATTACCGACCACCCGGGGATAACAACCGGCTTTGCTAACGCCAGCAGACCGATAGCTTATGGTCTACACAATGCGGGATACGAAGTGCATGTTTTAGGTAGAATGGCGTCTGACCCCGCAATGCCACCCGGCTATAATTTATACAACGCTGGGTACGACCCGACCATACTTGGCAAACTCGGTATCGACCCTGACGAGGGTAATCGGTTTCCGTTTGCAATTTGGCCTGCTCATCCATACGATGAATTAGGGCTGCGGATAACAAACATAATGATACAGAGGGTTAAGCCGGATGTTGTTTGGACGATGACAAGCCCCGGAAACCTGGCTGTTGTTTTGAGTAACGAAGAAACGGGCTTACTGAAACTTCAAAGGGAGATGGGGTTTAAGATTGTCAACTACGGCCCTGTTGAAAATTTACCACTCACAGAATCTTTTATGGAAGTTTTTCGCCAAATAAAAGCGCATAATGGCTACAATGTTTTCTGGACAAAATGCTCACACGAAGCGGTAGGTGATTTGTCTGATGGGTATATTTATTTCGGGATGGATCATTCTGATTTTAGAAAGTACCCCCTAGAGGATAAGAAATTTTTAAGGCAGTTATGCGGACTTGACGATAAATTCCTAATCGGAACTGTTGGGGTTAATAAAAGAACCAAAGGATTAGCAGAGATGGTTCAAGTCGCCGTTGAATTAAAGGAGAGTGGCGATGCCGAAAATGTAGTTTTTTACCAACACACTAACCCAGATTCACCAGCGATGAACGGGTTGAACCTTCGAGAACTTGCAAAGAGTTATGACGTGTTGGATATGTTCATTTGGCCTCCTGACAAAAATACAGTAAACAGAGGCAACTATTGGGCTGGAACACGACACGACGGTACAGCCCTGAATGAAATCAAAAAACGCGGTATTACTCATTCCAAGACAAAAGAAGACAAACTCTGGATATTTGGGAACACAAGTTACATAGACAGAATGAATATGCTTGACCTGTATCTTGATTTAAGCCAAGTTGAAGGGTTTGGCATGCCTGTTGCAGAGAGTCTTGCGTGTGGCACTCCTGTCCTCGGTGTTCGAGATGATTGGGTTCGTGATGAATTATTTGGAGAGGCTTGCATGGGTATTAAGCCACTACCAAAAAGGATATGGGATTATTGGCAAACCGGCGCGAGGCTTGTAAAAGTTGACCCAGCAGAAGTTGCCTTTCAGATAGCCAATCTAAGGAAAATGCCCGAAAGACTAGCAGAGTTCTCAGAGTTAGGGCAACAGAGGACAAGTCAGTTTAAGTGGAAGGATACAGTTGAAAAAATGACAGACCTAATAGGGAGAATAGCGAATGAGTAGCCAAGATTTTAAGTATCAGTGCCCGGCTTGTAAAAAAGGTTTCAATAAGACGGCGAGAAATGAGGATAAGGACGTGTGCTGTCCTCATTGTGAAGTTTTGCTAGAATACCGTCGTGGATACGACCACACAAAGAAGAAACCCGTAGGTAAGTATTTCCTGAGAAAAACCACGACACATGCGGAATCTGTGTCTTCGGCAGTTGAGCCAATATTAAAACTAATGAGCGACCCAGGCGCAAGGCCGGAAGTTCACAGAGTAGTAGATGCAAATGGGATTGCAGTTCTCAAGAATGTCGATTACATTGTGACCTACAAGAGTGTATTTGCGGAAACCCTCTACTGTCCTCGCTGTGGAAAACCCACCACGAAAAATAATCTCATTACTGGTGGTTTTGAGTTTTTCTGCAAAGAACCTCTTGACCCTAGAAAACATGGTGGCGAAAAAAGAAAATGCCGGACGAGAATTAGGTACAATTTTACTAAGTAGAAAACACAAAGCAAAACGGCTAGCGAGAGGTTTAAATGCCAATATACACCGATGGATACGGCGGAGATATTTATTCTGCTGATGATACAACAATTAAAATCTGGGTGGATGGGACGCGCAATGGCGGCGGACACGGAAATTTCGCACCGCGCGGGCCGGAAACATCGGACAGAGAGCGATCTCTATTACGGTTCAATTTATCCGCGATTGCGGCAAGATCTACGTGTAATTCCGCGACGTTATACCTGTATCACAATTTCGATCCAGAATCCGCTCCTGATCCATGCACAGGGAATGTTTATTACGTTTCTGATGCAAATGGGGATTGGGTTGCCGGCGATAAGAACATAGCGGCTGCTGATGCCGGGGAGTGTTGCTGGAATTGCAAAGCGTCTGATGGCGCAGGCGGTTGTAATGAATCGTGGGCAGGTAGTGCTGGATGTAAAACGCCCGGGACTGATTACGATGCCACTGCAATTGGCTCTTATTCCGCTAATCCTAAAGCGGCCAAAGGAACAGAAACAGCAATTTCCCTTGATACAACCGTTGTTGAGGGATGGTTTGGGACAACCAACAATGGAATAATTTTGATTGGCTCAAATAACAGTGAAATTCACTGGGCGCAATCGGATGAAGCGACAACTTCCCGGCGCCCAAAATTGGTAGTTGATTACACAGAGGTAAGCAGTAACACTGTAACACAATACTATTACGAATACTTATTGGCAGGAGTATCATAATGCAGAAAAATGTTAGCGGGCAAAGATGGATTGTTTTTGCGTTTGACAGAACAGACAATACACCGGTAACGGGGGATGCGGCCAACATAACCGCAAACTTGAGATTAGATGGCGGCGCAGCCAATGCGGTTGATGATACTAACCCAACTGAACTCGAAGACGGGTTTTACTATTTCGATCTGACACAAGCTGAAACAAATGGAGAACAGATTTTAATTTCTCCGGCGTCATCAACTGCCGATGTTCAGGTGATTGGCGTTCCCGGTGTTTATGATACCGTGCCACCGAATTTCTCTGATATGGGAATAGAGAGCGATGGCGATTTAACGCAAGTTAATTCGTTAAGCGGGCATACTGCCCAAACTGGCGATAGCTATGCGCGACTCGGCGCTCCCGCTGGTGCTTCTATTGCTGCTGACTTGGTGACAATAGATAACTTCGTTGACGAATTAGAAAGTAGGCTAACAGCGGCTAGAGCGGGATACCTGGATGAACTATCATCGGTCAATATCCCATCTGATATTGATACACTACTGGCTAGATTAACGGCTGCGCGAGCGGGTTATCTGGACAATCTGAATGGACACACTCCTCAAACGGGGGATAGTTACGCTAGGTTGGGCGCACCTGCCGGGGCGAGTGTTAGCGCTGATATTGCTGATGTTCCCACTGTTTCAGAATTTAATGCAAGAACGCTAGTGGCGGCAGATTATTTTGATCCAGCTACGGATACAGTAGCAAATGTAGCGTTAGTTGATACGACTACAACTAACACAGACATGAGGGGTACGGATGGCGCTAACACGGTGACACCCCCAACCGCTGCTCAGATTAGAAGTGAAATTGACACTAACTCCACACAATTGGCGGCGATATTACTCGACACAAATGGATTGAGAGCAGACGATGTTCCCGGTCTTATTGCCGCACTCAACAACCCGACATCTCAGGATGTTGTAGACGACTTAATGAGCGAGGTGCTTGAAAGTGGCAAAACTGTTAAACAAGCATTACTAGATATGTGGGCTGTGCTAATTGGGAACTCAATCGCCAATGACGCTACGAACCCGACATCAATAACCTACGATAGCCCTGATGGTTCAGCACAGCGCACTCATACACTAACCAGTACGACAAGGACGCAAAGTTGATGGACAAAGTAAGGCGAATTTTATCTGGCGGCTGGTTATCGAGCGCCATTAGTGTTTTTACAAGAGGATTTTTCTCTGGTTCAAGTAAGGATTCCGTTGACTTCTCGTCAACCGCAGATATTCTCGGCGTGTCACTTGACGGCAAAGCAAAGGCAAAAAACATAGTAGCTATGGCTACTTCGATAGCATTGAATGGTAAAATTTCTATACCCGCATCAAACGCTGGTATTACATCACCATCACTGATGGCAACTTTGGAGGCGCGATGAGTTTAGACTTAGTACAAGGCGCAAGGCATTTCGGGAAAACAATAACTTGGACTCGTGAAGATGGTTCTGCGGTTGATTTAACTGATGCGGCAATTACAGGAAGAATGGAACAGATTGGTGTTGCTTCGTCCGCGAGAGATATTGACGGTACGCTAACCGGGGTTTCCCCGTATACAACTGGAATTTTCACTTGGGCCCCAGGGACGACGGATGTTAAGGACGCCGGTAACTTCAAGGTTCAATTTATTGCTACTTATCCAGACTCGAAAGTAGAAAAATCAATTCCGCAAACAATGAGGGTATTTGAAGCTATATGAAAGTTTATTGCGAGATAGATGGATTATCCACACATGCACTGAGAAGGATACGAGGGCAAATACACAAAACCGCTCCACGAAGTATTTCGTTTGTAAATGAAATCGGTGATGCGGACATTGCAATCAGGCAGGTGTTTGACTCTGAGTCTGCCTCTGTTTGGGTTAAGCAAATCCCAACGGTGATAGTTCAGTTGTGTTACCTCACAGCGGGCAGTGAAACATTTGAGTGGGAGAGCGTATGGGGGCAATCGCTAATGGTAAGCAGTTACTACGATTTACCTGTTCACTCTGCTCCGTTTGTGCGCCATCCACTTGGCATTGACCCTGTATTTAGACGAATGGGAAGGACAGACAGGCACTTTGACGCAGTTGTTACAGGTTATGTTGATGGTGACAATGCAGAGGAAATCAAGTCGGTGTACAACGCCTTCCATGGAGACATTATGCACGTTGGCCCAAACATGAGACTTGGCCGTAGGTATCATAACGTTAATAATGTTTCAGATTTAGATATGGCAATACTGTACAATAACGCCAAGTTTACAATTGGGTTACGCCATGTTGAGGGTTTTGAATTACCAATCATCGAGGGGGCTGCTTGCGGGGCAGTTCCAATAACATTTGATTTAGAGTGCTATCGCCATTGGTTTGATGATTTTGCTATCTTTATTGATCCAAAGGGGAATATTGAAAACCAACTACGAAGCATAGCGGATACGCCCTATAAGGAAGTGTCAAAAGGTTTTGCACCAAATCTTGAAAAGTTCAAAGTAGAAAACGCTTGGAAACCTTTTTGGGACAAATTTGCAGAGGCAACTGGTGGATAAGGTAGCTATACTCTCTTTATTTAGGGATAACGAAGGAGTGTATATTGACGATTATCTAGCCAGAATAAAATCTCTAGCATACAAAGAGATTATGGTTTACCTGGTCGAGGGGGATAGCAAGGATAACACTTTGGCGCAGCTAGACTCCATTGCCAATGCTTCCGCGAATAAAAAACGATTTAGGGTTGTCAAGCATGATACCGGAAGACCAAAGTACGGTTCAGTTGTTAATCTGGACAGGTTTCTTGCGTTAGGAGAAACAGCAAACGCAGCACTTGAACGTATCGTAAGGGATAGTTGGGCTGACAGGGTTCTCGTTATTGATAGCGATTTACTCTATCCACCAAACATCATCGAGAGGTTATTGTCAACGAAAAAAGATATTGTCGCCCCGATAATTATTGCAGGTGAAATATTTTATGATATATGGGGGTTTAGAAGACTGGGTGGGAGTCACTTCTCATCTAATAAGGGTGACATAACAGAGAACAAGCCGTTTGAGATTTATTCGGCTGGCGGTATAGTAATGTTTCCATTCACGGCAATAAAACAAGGAGCGAGATACACAGATGAGGCAATTGTTAGCCTATGTCGTGAGTGCGCCAAACTAGGGTATTCGATTTGGTGCGATCCGAGTGTCAGTGTTTACCATCCGCTACCAAGCGCACCAAACGATTACAATTACCATTTGTCTAAGTTCGGCGCTTGATTTCAGTAGCCGGATTACCCACCACTGTCATACCAGCAGGAACATCCTTTACAACAACCGCACCCATCCCGATAACTGCATCGTCGCCGATTGTAACGCCATCTCGAATACAAGCACCTGTACCAACCAAAACTCTTTTCCCAATCGTAACATTACCAGAGATGTTCGCACCGGGATTAACAACGGAATAAGCTCCAATTCTTGTATCATGCCCGACTGTGCAGTTCAGGTTTAGAAAAACATGCTGAAAAAGTATGATATTTGTAGTCAAACTACAGTTTGGTGCAACGACAACACCATGCTCGCAAGTGGCATCTTGATTATACACACTATTATGAATAGATGTAACCCACCTTACGCCGTGAAATTTCTCAGATAAACCTTGCCGTAAGGCAGGAGAGCCAACGCCGATAACCGCATCTACCGCAACACCACTAAGCTTCTCGAAAAAGCCTTTTTCTTGCGCCTTACCAACAAGGTATATATACCTGTTTGGTCTAAAATCAACTTTGAGATACCCTAAAAACTCACATGCTAAACGGCCACTACCAATAATGAAAAAGTCTCGTTCATTGAAAAAGTCTAGCTCACTCATTGAACCTCCGAAACGTTACGCTACAGTATATTGCTCCCCCATAAAATTCACTATTGTTGATATGGTTTTGCATAAAATAGTTTACGTATCCTCGATTAAGAAGGATATTTTTGCAATAGCGAGACTACTAAATAAACCTAGAAATCCCACCCACCATCAGGAAAAAAATACAATCTTATCAGGTCATTCATCTTTCTAAACAGCTTTGGGGACATAGTTTTCATTCTGGCAAGGCCAGTTCCGAGTCCGTCTTCTGGAAACGCAATTGCGTTTATTGTGCGTGAATGTCGCTCCAAAGAAAGTTCGTAAAGCGCATTTTCAACTGCCTCAATCTCGTCTATTCTATCCCTAAAAAAAGCGTCATTTGACATACTTGGCAACCGCTTCGTCGGAACCCCGAAGGCATTTGGCTCGTCACGAATTATAGCTTGTCCACCCTTACCTATCTTCGCGAGATTGTCCCCGAAGATGTAGAGTATTTTTGGATTTTGACGACAAAGTTCAACGCTAAATCGCTCGACCTTTAGCACCTCTACGTTGTAAACTTTTGCCATAGCGCACCATTCTCTCTACTGGAAACTACTTTTTATTTTCCTAATTATCTCATCAACACTTTGCTTGGAAACGTCCCTGTGAGAGACAATATCTTTTCTACTCCAACCCGCCGCAAGTAGTAGCGTGTAAAGATAGCTTGCACCACTCATCTTCACCAGAGCTTGCTCAAGTCTCCAATCCCTCATTACTCTACCGATTACCAAGTCTTCTACAGGGCGGTTCAAAGTTACACCTTTGGTAATGTAATTCCACGTTGCTCTTGATATTTACCATTGCGGTCAGCGTAACTCACAAGACAATCATCTCCTTCAAAAAAGAGAACCTGAGCTACTCCCTCGTTTGCATAAATCTTCGCGGGCAACGGTGTAGTGTTGCTAATCTCGATAGTGATATGACCTTCCCAACCTGCTTCAAGAGGTGTAAAATTAGTCACAATTCCACATCTGGCATAAGTGCTTTTACCTAAAACCAAACCAGTGACATTGCGTGGCATCTTGATATATTCAACACTACGCGCCAACGCAAAGGAGTTGGGAGGAATGATGCAGGTTTCGCCCTGAAATTCCACAAAGGCGCGGTCATCAAAGTTCTTGGGGTCAACAACGGTAAAGTTGACGTTGTGGAATATTTTGAACTCGTCGGCCACACGAATATCATATCCGTAAGAGGATAGGCCATAAGAGATAACACCGTCACTCTTTTGGCTCGATACAAATGGATGGATTACATTTTTTGATGTACACAAATCAGCTATTTGTTTGTCGCCTAGTATCATCCCTAATCCCTTTTTTGTCATTCTTTAAGTTACTCTTGCGTCTCGCTTCGTCTTCGGCTTTAATTCTACGTACTTGCTCCCAGTACAGCTTTGATGTTTCTTCCCGAAAACGATTGTATTTTTCAGTTGCGCGTTTTTGCTCGTCTGTCAAATCCATTCCTTTCTCTTTTAGTTGCAATTCTAAATCTCTTGTGTGTCCGTAATGCCAAATCTTGTCTATTTCTTTTTTACATTCTATGCAGCATTTAACACCACCAACGGCTTCGTTGTATACAGCATGGTCTATATTTTGAAACACCCAACCTGTCGGTTCGATTTCTCTTCCGCACCAAGTCATTCCTTTGAGGTCTCGATGCGTGTGTTGAATACATCTACCTTTGTCCATTTACCCCTCTCTTAATCTTAAGCAGTTACCAACGCACTCATTGGAATACCTCTTTGCATTGGCGAAGCATACAAGCTGGCAAATTCACCGCCATCTCCGTTAGTTCTAATCTTAACAATAGAAGACTCTTTATCAAACTCAACCCTACAAGAGTACAGTGTGATAATAACAAAATCCAACCCCTCTGCCGGATTCATTGTCGTTATTGCAACTGGCACATCGGGTGTGATGATGCGCTTGCTGCAAGCAAAGCGGTCTCCTTCTTGCAAGAAATCCAAGGCGTCGCTGTTTATTACGCTCACATGTGCTTCAATGAATATCTCTGTGACATTATCAGGGATGTTAAGCGCAGAGGAATATTCCACAGACATAGACTTCAATTTACCAAACTCAACGGATTTGCCATTCTTGCATCCAACATAACTGTCAACATCATTGGCTTTTGATAAAGAATTTTGTCCGTCTGTTCCCAATCGTAATACAACATCAATGTTGGTATTATCGCCGGGAAACAGCTTTATTGTTTGGAATGTAAGGCCACCGAGCGTTATAGCTCCCATTAGCTTTAAGAAATCACGTCTTAGCATTATTTTGTCCTCTCCCGGTTTTGATGCCTGTCATCTTTACCAAACGCCTTGTAATACCAATTGTCTGAATTTTTCAACGCACTCTCCATGTCATGTACAGTTGCCGATGGCTTTAACTCTAGTATCGCTCTTTTCATTCTCCTCTGAATAACCCTTTTCGCGGTATCGTAGCTTATAGTAGACCTGTTAAGGGATTTTAGCAGGCTGTGAACACCGATGGCGATTTCACTTTTCTCTTTTGCCTTGGTAAAACCAAGGATGATGTCGTATGGTGGTTTCGCGTCCTTGTACGAGTAAAACGTAGGCGCTACTGCCTGTTTACCGTTTGGTAACACATCAATTGCACCAAGAGATGTGTTATTCTTTTTCTTGATAGTATACCCAATAACACTTTTCCCATCTGGCGAATATATCCATTCAACTTCCTCGTCGTCAGAAAGCGTTACGCTAACAACACCTGTTGTTGAGTGGTAGCCATCTGGCGGACAAGGGGCTTGAACTATTCGTCTTCCATCAGTTGTTGCTTGTCGCATTGTCTCTCCATACTAATTTGCGAGATATTAGTGAGAAATTAGTAGCCTAAAACGGTATCTGTTCCTCTGGCGCTTCTTGGGTTTGTGCTTGCTGTGGTTTCGCGGCAACATCACCCTTACTACTTAGAAATTTAACCTCAAGAGCCAAGACCTCAAAAGACGCTCTGTGCGTTCCATCGTTGGCCTCGTAAACTCTAGGGCTGCCGGTTTCCTTGTCCGGCGTCAGTCTACCCTCAATAAACACCTTTGAACCTTTCGATAAATACTGGTTGCATATCTCTGCAAGTCGTCGCCAAGCCGTAACTCTAAACCAAGTTGTTTCCTCGACCTTGCTACCATCCTTTGTTGTGTACTTATTACTCGTAGCTACACTAAAGGTTGTTACAGCGTCGCCGTTTGGCATAAATTTCATTACCGGATCTCTGCCCAAGTTTCCTATGATTGTAAGCTTTTGATACATTTATTTCTCCTTTTTGTTAAATATGATTTCAATATCCCATTCATTCTCGTTGTGCCCATCAAGCTCTACAACTTCAAACTCCGTATCCTTGACTACTGGAATGACAATTGCTCCGCTATCCTTTGTGTCGCCGATGGTCAACATAACTCTATCAATGTACGGCATAAACTGTGTTTTACTTCCGGGCACTTTTGAGAGTTTTTTGTGCCAATCACCGCGAACAACAACAGCAAATCCATCCTCTACTGGCATCTTGCGAAACACAACTCCGGCATCCGCAACTGCATCTTCCAGCTCGTTTACATGTTTAGATAACCCATGTTCTGTTTCTGAGAGAAATTTTCCGCATTTCTCGCATTTTAACCCAATCAGACCACCAATGTAGTCTTCCGCTAAAATCTCTTTCCATTTATGATGACACACTTATCCCTCCCTTTTATCGAGTTTATCAACACCAGCAATTACCGAATTTGCAACACCCATTGCGGCTACTCCGCTTTCGTAATCTGGATACGCGGTTAGCCAAAATTCTTCAATATACGCATCGCAAAACTTGCACTGACTGCGTTCTATAGCTATATATGGTCTTTCTTTATCAAGAGAAAGTTTTCTTTCAATGCCCAAGTGTGTTACATCTGGGTGTGTACACCTAAAACCCTTTCCTCTACCGTCCTTAACGATGCAGTCGCCGGTGATAACCGTTCGTTTTAAAATTGGCGCAATAAATGTCATTATGCCTCGCTCTTTTGTTCCAAGGATAACAATTTAAACTCTGCGTCGCCAGATGATGGAATTATGATTTCTTGTTTCAAGAAGGTTTTTTGTAATTCAGACAGTACAATTGGCTTACCGTCAATAGTACAGTATTTCTCGATAAACAATATAGGGTCTGTTTTGCAGCTTCTAGTGTGTCTCTGCTTAGTCATCATTCCTCCAAGTTCAATCTTTCTACCTGTGGCAAGCTCTTATCTGCGGGGCTTTGCGTTAATGACATTTCTAATGTGGCAAAATCATGAGAGGTGTAGGATGGAACGATGTGCCACCCATCTAACAACTCAGCATTATCCAAATCAGCCTCGATAATCAAGTTGCCATCTTCCACAAATGCCTTGCTTACCACACCCAATCTTCCGGGTAAAAAGTCTCTTGTTACAGAGACTCCAACTGCGGTTCTTGCCAACATTTGCAACTGTTCTATGGAAAATTGAAATAGTCCACTGTGAATATTAAACGGAAGTGTTGTTGCAGCTACGCCTTTGATTTTCATGATACCTCCTCTTGGTTTTCCTTGGATGCCGTTGCAGTGTCTATAATTTGCCCATTTGACGCAAGAGCTTTTAGCACCTCAAGCATTACGTAGTACACTTCAACATAGTTTGCGCCACCGAACTCATACAAGTAAGCGTCTGTGACAATCGCAACCTTGTCATATAGCTCTCTGGATGCCTTTACTACTTGCTGATTGTCCTTCAATGTTTTTGCGAATTTATATAACTCGTCCTTCTTCTCTTTTGGTATTGCACCAACGGCTAAATCTAAACTCCATTCATCCATTACGTCAATTGTAAGCGTAATTGTATTCAAATTACACCCCCTTGTTTAATTGCCTCTCTCACCAGCTTGTCTTGACATCCAATCTGATTTTTTAACACTTTCGCTAGTTCAATCGTCGCCATCACGTCAGCCAGCGCGTCGTGAGCGTTTTCGAGTTTAATCCCAAACCGCTTGCAAAGGCTTCCGAGTTTCAAGCTATCCTGAATACCCATTGCAAAAAAGTACGACTTTGCCATTTGCAGGGTGTCAACTTGTCCGCCAGTCCAGTGCGTTGCTGGTAGAAATGTTTTGGCTCGCTTAAAGTATGCGCTTAAAAACGGAGCATCAAACAGAGCAACATTGTGCCCGGCAAGTTCAGCGAACTTATGCGTACTGCCTTGTTTTTGCCATGTTGCATGTTTTTCCATGAAGCTCCTGATGCGCTCTACTCCCTCAAGTTGCCCAATTGCGTCTTCCCATTTTTCTTCACTATACCCATTAACCTTTAGAGCATCAGGGCTTGCAATTTTGACGCTAAACTCTAACTTGAAAGCTTCTGTCTCTAAAATTTCAAGGTTGTGGTCGGTAGCAATCATTGCAATTTGAATAATTTGATGCCTTTGCATGTCAAGACCAGATGTTTCGAGATCAAACCAAACCAGTTCTTTCATCCCATACTCCTCTACTGCTCAATGTAAACAGTAATTCGTCAATATCCTTTGCTTTGGCTGTCAAGTTCTTTGCGTAAGGTAAGTACACCGTAAAGTATCTATCCAGTATCTTGGGGTAACTTCTATCAACATTCTCTGGTCTTGTCATTTCATAATCCAACCAACGGGTTAGTTGTGCCGCGTTACCTTCGCTGTAATCCTTGTGATATAGAAAGCCACTAAGGAAGCGGAAGAATGTTCTCTCATTAACTATTGGTGTTACAAACCCCTTACTCTTCTCGATTAAATCAAGAAGATTAGCAACAAAGAAGTATCCGGTTGTCTTTGCATTAAAGCGGGATAGCTTAATTCTTGTTTCTCGAAAGCTACCACAAGAGAAACAATATGCGTACTCATCATCAACTCTTAGCACCATTACGTAGTGCTTTTCAATTGACTTGCCTCCGCCCTCCCAAATCTGAGAGGGCTGAACTGTGGATGGATAGCGTATGTTTATCTTTGACATAGTAGTATTATAGCACGTTTGTCATATTCTAGCAAAAAACACTTATGGTTTTTTGTAACAAAGATGGTTGACTTGACATATTTATAATTTCATGATATTATGGACTCAAGATTGACCGCGACCTTAGCGCGGTAATCAACATTCTGACTCGCGGACTGGTGAGTCTCAGTGGTTAGACCACTGTAGAAGCCCCCATACTTTAGCCGGGGGAGCAGTCACGACACTAATTGATAACTCTTACCCGCAGCGGTCCGAAGACCGCTGCTTTTTTTTATGTCCAAAAACAAGGGCTTGAAGATATGGCAAACAAAACAGGAAATGGTAAAACAATTCTAGGGGTAGCCGCAACCAACCGCCCCAATGTTCGCCTAAGAAAACACCCCATTGAATTTTACGATAAGGATGGGGTTGAATATGCCCGTGTCCCGTTTATGGTGCAGGGTAAGTACCGCTACGGGCGAACGGGTGAAACTCTCAAGTTTTTTGATGATGAGTACGAAGAATTTCTCAAGAACTGGGAGAATGAGGTCTACGATGGGCAAGTTGGTCTTGATATTCGTCACCGACCAGAACTTGGCATGCTAGTATGGTTCGAGAAGAGCAAGAACGGATGGATACAACAAGAGGAAGTGGGTGGCGACAAGCTACTGGTTGGTCACGGCCCTGTTGTATCAAAAGCGGCGAAAGATGCTCTATTGGGTTACGCCGCAGCCTCGATTGAATATCACCCCAATTACACTTCAAATAGACTAATGTCCGCTTCTTACGGTCAAGAGGTGGTTTTAGAAGTTAATGAAAATGGAAACTCTATGTTTGAAAATCCTACAGAGGAGGATGCTATGACTGACACCATTACCCTTGAGGAGCATAATGTAAAGCTCAACGAGGCCGAGTCAACTATTGCGGGTTTGGAAAGCAAGGTTGATGAATTGGAAAATAAGGTGAAGGCACTGGAAGCTCAACTTCCCGAACCCGAGCCTGAAATTCCGGCGGCTTTACAAGCTCGACTTGAAGCTCTCGAAGCTGACAACCTTGCGTTGAAAAAGGCTAAACGCGAGGCCAATGTCCGCGCACTGATGGCTGATATTAAGTTGCCGAAAGACGGTAAAATATTACCAGCAGTCACCCTTGAGACGATTGAAAAAGTTCTCTTGGAAGCCCCGTTAGGGGAAGATGGAGAAATCAAGCTCGAAGACAACTACAGCCTTGAAGATGTTCGCAGTTATTACACTAGAGCTTTTCTTAGCCTAGCGCAGAACCTTGACCGCACTATTGGTTTTGAGGGCAAAACCGCAGGCGAAGACGAGCGTATGGATAAAGAGCATGGCGGCGAAGAATCTACCGCTCTGAGCGACGATGAACTCGACGAAGCAGCCAAAGCTCTTTGGGAGGTTAAATAATGCCTTATCAAACAGACTGGCAAGCGCGTGAAAATATCCGGGAAGTAATCGCCAACCAAACCGGCATCATGAAATTGATCGGGCTTGAGTTTGCCGCAACTTACTGGCCCGAAGACGCAAACGGTGTCAAAGAAGTACGACCCGGCTTGATTATTGCAAAGAACACCGACCTTGGTCAATTCGTTCCCTACAACTCCTCTGCCGCTTATGGAACTGGCTCTGACACCGCCGTTGGTGTATTTGCTGATGACTTTATTGACGTAACGCACGGAAACTACGGGATGACGCCTGTGTATCACGGCGAAATCATCGAAGGCAATTGCTATGTCCTGGGTGGCTCTTTGGGTTCTGTTTCGTCTACGATTAAGGGCCATCTGGCCGACATTCACTGGGTTTAAGGAGGATACAAATGGCTACTGATTTATTCCCGTTAAATCCCTTGACTCCGAAGTTCTTGTATAAGGTGCTAAATGAGCGCCCTGACGACTCCAAGCGAGGTTGGCGACAGAAATATCTTCAACCAAAGCTTGCGCCGTTTGAGAACTTTTACGAAAGGGAAGTTCTTTTAGAAAAAACACAGGCCGAAAGCAACCTGGCTGGCCTGTACGCCCCTGATGGGCAAGCAATCCCTGTTGGCGACCCGCTGTTCTCTACGATGATGCTCTCGATGCAGGATGTAAAATCTGCTCGAAACATTAAACCAAACATTGTTCAAAAGATACGAGAAGCCGGAGAGCTTGCAGTTTTCAATGCTGGCAACACTTCTGTTAGCAAGCGCAACAAACGGGCCATCGCCAAAGAAATTCAACGCAAAATGAGCTTGTGTGAAGACGACGTTGATGTTACTTTGGAATACTTCACCGTCCACGCCTTGCTTGGCTCTCTGGTTTGGCCTCCGGTAAACGACGCTGGCTCTGCAATTAGCAACCCCCCGGCTCACTGGAACGCTGAATACTCTGGCACTTGGACTTTCCCAATGCCATCTGACATGAATCAGGACGTTGCCAGTTTGGTGAATTACGCTGGCTCTGCCGCTACCGCTGACCAAAGAAAGTATTGGTCAGACCCCAGCGCAGACATCCTTGGTCAGTTTAGATTGATGCGCCAGATTGGTTCAGAAAAGTACGGGATTGACTTCTGGGGCGGCACGGTTATTGTTCCCCAAAGCACCTTTGACTTGATGGCCGAAAACGACGACATCAAAGAGTACATTCTTGGCTCAAACAAAGAGCAAACCGGCGCTCGAAATTTTGTGACTGATGTAGATGTTAAAGACTACATCAAGACCAAACTCGGTTGGAACTTTATGACCTACGATGCGTTCTGGACTTACAGAACCGAAAGTCTCGGTTCTGCGGCTACCAAAACCCGCGTCCACTTCCTGCCGCGTAACAAGATTATCATTCTGCCGCCCGGCGACATTGGGCTACGAATGGGTACTGCGCCAATCGAGCAAGCTGACGAAAGCTGGAAGCCCGGCAAGATGCCCTGGACGTTCAAAGACCCCAAGCCCAACTACAACCGCGAAGTCGGTGTAAACGTTATCGCGTGGCCTGTCTTTACGAATGGCGACGACGCGGACGAAGGCGCTAACCGGATGGTTTTGCAAGTATTAGCTTAGGATGACGCCACATGGCACAAGTGTCTCCCTATTGTCTGTCCGCGCAAGTCGGTTTACTGTTCCCTCATTTACTCAAGGGTGGTGCTGACTTCGCGGATGGGCATACTACGCCAAGTAAAACACAGGTTGATACGTATATCAATTGGATTTCGGCGCAGATAGAGAGAACCTTCCAATCAGCAGGTTATGTAATCCCGTTTGAAGATTTAGATGACGAGGACTGGCCTGCTAGTCAAACTCAGTACCTTCAACTGTTGTGTGTAACCGGTGTGGCTGGAATGATTGCTGGCCCAACAGTGTCAAATCCTAACAGGAGAGGGGATCAAAAGAACATTTTCAAACAAGAGTTCGACGCCGAGCTTTTACAGGTCTGGGACCCAAGAAGTAGACGTTCCCAGACCAGATTTCGCGCCAGCTACTATGCAGACACCGAAGCTGAAAGCCAACTTAGAGGACGCGCTGGTCCAACATCGGACTATATGGAAGGCCACTATAACCCAATGCAGCACGAAAGCCTAAAGGCTATGACTGAAAAAGTCGAAAATATGCAAAAGGTATTTGAGTATCTTGATGTACCTTGGGACTATCTTTACAGTCTTGGCGATTTCGATACCGGAGTTGGAGAATGGGCGACTATATAAATCGCTTTCCTGTACTCTTTGATGACATTAAAAAGTCTCTTGACAAAAAACGTGCTGCAAGATTAACGGAAGACGCACTCGAAGTTTCAATGCAACACCTTCTTGGTAGTATCAGAAAGTTTGCGCCAAAAGGAAAAGTAGAACCAAGAGACGCCTTTGACCAACCAAGTATCAGGGCGAGTGAGCGACTTCATGGCACAAGCCTTGACGCGACACTTGTGGAAAGCGACGCCATCAGGCACAAAAGCGATACGATAGGCGACAGTGTTACGGTAACGAGCGAAATAGCAATCAACCATCCAACATACAATGGTGGTCAATTTGGAATTATCGAGTGGCTCACACAGGGTACACC